CGGAATATCGCAACCGAACTTAGTGTAATGCTAAGGAAATAATTGTTGGCAGAATGGGCGCATTAACAATAGAACTGATTGCAGACAGAAGCAGCAGTGGCCCAGTAATTGGAATCAAAAAAAAAAGTTGCGAGGAAGGTAAAAAATAACGCTTTTTAGTTGACAGTACCAGTCCTGTATTGTATATTGAATCCATCAAAACGGAATGAGGTAAAAAACAATGGAGCAATTCACAGCAGCTCACAGCGATTTAATCGAATTCGTACAGGACGAGATCAATAAAATGGTGCAATACATAGAAAAAGACCCTGCCAGCGATAGGGTCATTCAAAAGCAGAAGGTCAAAAAACTCAAACTACCGTATTATACGCATTTACTGGATAGAATCATGACGTATGATGGACGAAGTGAGGATATTGATAGATTTTCCAATTATGCGGTCAAGCGCGAACTGGGAACCAGAGAGATGACATATGCATCAAACTGGTCTAATGATTTTCATCGTGTTGTCTTGGACATTGCATTGGGCGATACTCCGGCACCGGCAAAAATCGAATCTGCGAATTACCCATTTGTTCACATACTGGATACTGCACCATTTTTCAAGGAGCTTTAAATGAATCTAACAATTAGATTCACCGACGCGATGTCATATCAGCGCCTAATGTCGATCTCACCGAGAACGACAAATGATGAAATGCATGATACGTATATGGACTTCACCTCCCATTTCCTGGAGAGGATACCCGCCCATCAAGCCAGTAAGAGATCTAGATTTGTGCCTCCGGTTGCGTGGATACACACACGCAGTGCGGTCAGAGGATGGATAGGGTTGATGTCAGATTCACCAGCATGGATTGCATATGACCCCAATTTAGACGCCGCATATATTTACGACAGAGCGTTGCAAGCATACGAGGCCACGCTAGAGCTAAAGGGCTTTCTAGGCTCAGGCTTCGTGATTAAAGATTGATTCCGCCCACACGTCGTTCCACGGAGCTATGGGAAAAATATTAAATTCCACTCTATTGAGTGGATGCGCAACATGCGCACAAGGAGATCAAAATGAATATTGAAAAATTAGTCTATATTGGTAAATATGACGATGGGATACCAGATGGCACCCGTCATATTTACACTGGAAAATCTGAAGATGGATTCGTGGTACAATTCCTAGGTGCATCACGAGACATACTCCATGAGGCTACATTTACGAGTGCGAAAAGTGCGTCTGAGTCATATCGATTTTTTGACGATAGTGGCTCGTGGTTTATAGCAAGTCCAGATTGATTGTGTATTCACCTGGATGCGCCCCTGAATATCGGGGGCGTCATTGATCGGCATAGCCGGAGCTGTAGAACGGAGATAGTATATGAGCCAGAAAAAACAAGCACTTGTATCTTTAATGTCCGCTATGATGGCTAATTCAGATAGCAATATATTTTTAGCCGACCCATTGCCAAGGAGTAGAGCTAAAAAAGAGTACGCACCGTGGGCGGGGGAGCACATTCCAAAAAAACTCAGAAAAGGTAAATCATATGAGGAAATACAGGAAATGCGAAAACGTGCATATGAAGAAAGAGCAGGGAAAACGTGATCATCTTTATGGGCAAATGTATTCGTATACATCTCGTAATTCATAACAGAAGGATAAAATGAAAGAAAACCCAACACCAGAAGAAGCAATCGAATACCTAGAAAACTTCTACAAGGATCGCACTCGCAACCGAGAGATTCTACTCGACCTTATTGTCGACACTCCGGGCGTCGCCAAGATAGCCAGCATTTCCCATTCGCAAATCAGTAGAATTCGCAAGAGAGAGATGGATGTATCGGATGATTATTTAATTACAAAGTGCAGTCTGATAGTGGAATCAAAAAAAAGATGCAAAGCAAATAAAAAATAGCGCTTTTTTGTTGACAGTACTGGTCCTGTATTGTATATTGAATCCATCAAAACGGAATGAGGTAAAAAACAATGGAAACAACCACATACATAATTCAGGACCGAGAGGCTGGAAACAAAATAGAGGAATGCGCCACCCGCATGGAGGCCAATGCGAAGTTAGCTAATTACGAGCAGCAGGATATGAACGATGGCGATTATACGCCTGATTGCTATGAAATCGTTGAGAAGATCGCCTCTAGTTAATCTCTTGGATGCATTTCCGAATTTCATTGACCGGTGGGGCTACGAACACCATCCTTGCGTCGCTGTTCGGGTGGACAAATAAGCCGCTAAACTACGCCCGGATCGACCGGGCGGCTCAATGAGTCCCTGAGAATCGGGGATTGATTGAGCCGGATAAATTGAAAACTGATCAACACGCAGGAGGTAGATATGCGATTGATTCAGTACACACCCTCTCATGCAGATGGGATTGTGACAGCGACAATATGCACCACCCAGGGTACTGGGAATATCGTGAGCGTGGGGGGCTGGTTTTGCCTGTGTCTATGTAGGTACAACATGGACCACCTTCCAAAAAATAGACCGCGACCGGCGGTGCAGTGTGAAAAAAGGGATTGCAAATGAAAATTCTATACATCGACGACGACAAATACAGCCTAATGCTGGTACGAAAATATCTCGAACGTCATGGTTATACCATCATAACTGAGAGTACATCCATGGAGATTAATCTGTATATTTATCGGCATAATCCTGATTTAATTATAGTCGACTATCTGATGTGGGGAAAAAACGGATTAAAAATGTTAGAAGATATCACGATGAATGATTCATCTATTCCAGTGGTACTTTTCACCGGCTTCCCTGGTGAGTTGGGAGTATATGTCGATCCTTCAGCACCCCATGACGATCAAGCCGCAACGTATTGTGGGGAACTCGGGTTTGACGGGTATGTCGAGAAATCATGGCACACCGCTTACGGTAGACTGAGAGATATCATACAGGGCTTTGAGAACGTAAAATGATAGGAAAATCAACATATCTCACAGACGACCAGGGTAACCCATCATCGACACGCCTCAATATCACAGTATCACTCGGGGTTGTGATTATGATGTCGGTGGCTACAATCGCAGCCGTATTCATGGGCAAAGATTCCAGTCCACTGGTTGGCGTTATTGCATCGCTCCTATTATACTCTGGCGGTACGAAAATCGGTCAGAAAAAATACGAGTCGAAATAAGGATTATAAAAGTAAGGATCAAATTATGGATTTAACACAAGCAAAAATGGAGGGACATGTCCCATTCGACAAGCCGCACGAAATAAGTTGGCTTCAATGGGAGCAAGAGGGGCCAAATTCATGGATCTTTAGACAAGGTGAGGTATCGATCACATTGTTTAGGCAAACTTCTAACGGTTTTATTTTGCATTGGCGCGAGTTCCCGTCCGATAGGCGAGTATTTAAGGCAAGCACCTTAGAGGATGCAATGCGTGAGGCAGATTGCATGATCGAGAAACGGGCCAAAGAGATCATTTTAAGTCTCGAACGTCTGATAAGGGCACAGTCGGAATAAGGATTATGAAACCATGAGTACAGACGATCAGGGTGTAAAATTATCAAAACGTCAAGCGCGCGCACTGGCAAGAATACAGGTTGCATGTGACCTCATGGCAGGCGATAGACCATTTGACAGGGACGGGGGTGCGGATGACTGCATTGCCCCCTTGTACAGCGATGAGGCGTTCGAGCTATTCTCGAATGAGTGGTACAGAATCGGCAATAAATTACTTGGTAAGGATGAGTATATCATAGACCACACAAAAATGTTAGAATACGTTTTAAAGAATTATAAATAGCAACGGACAAAAGGCAAGTTATGAAAATAAATAGAGTATGGGCGATGCCCAATAAAAACACATTCACAATTAAACCAATTGGTGAGTTGATCGATAGGTACATGCTCAACAATCCATTTTCAATTGATCCAATATCAGGCGACTACAGTTGCGCCAGGTCGTCGAGTATGCGTCAACACAGCGAGATAATATTTTCCAAAGAAACGCAATATGTGACAATAGATATAAAAAATATCTTGATCCTCGCACGTCTGAACTAACATTTAGGGTGACCCCGTGCTGACAAAAGATTGCTTATGAAAACAAATAAATTTTAATGGAGATAATAAGATGGAAGAAATAGGATTGAGCGAACAAGTTAAAGGAAAATTAGGTGAGACTGTCGAGCTGTGGGCCGATGAGAACCTAATCGGAAAGCCTGCAATATTGGCAAATGCACTATACATGTCTCTTGAAAAGGTTATGATAGAAAAACAGAAAGAGATAAAAAAAACATTCGGATAAAGTAAGGCGTGGCCGTCTCAGTTATCGGCCCCGCCTGACGAACTGTTCAAAAGACCGATTATGTAAGTGAGAATATAAAGATGCCCAAATTAAGAACACAAGCACTCAGTGATTATATTGATACAATTCTGCATGAGCAGAAATCAGATTTCTACCATACGTATCGGAAATTAGACGTCAGGCATGAGATCATCTATGGTCAATGGAGAATACATTGCCATATGTACCATGACCGAGCGGCAATTAGCAGCACGATTGGATTTGATCTTTACTATACCGGAAGGCTTATTGAAATTTTATTAAAGCCGCTCTTTATAGTAATCGGTGGCATTGCAAGAAAGGTATATTCGAAATTAAAGAGGAGATAGTATGAATGATTTAAACGATAAATATAATCAAGTATTCGATGAAACCCCTATTATGGGAATGATCCACTTAGCAGGGCCACGCCCAAGCGACACCGCAATGGATGAGATAAGAGTCCTAGAAAGCGAAGGGGTTGATGCGGCAATAATCGAGAATTACCATGGAACCCGTGAGGACGTAACAACAACCCTCCAACGTGTAAGGTATTCTGGAATAAGAATTAAAATCGGCGTGAATATGCTGCCGAATCATTATAACGATGCCCTATCTTTGGCCGACACTTACGACGCGGACTTTGTCCAGGTAGACCAGGTGGCCGGATCGTATACCTCCGGCAAATTGGACTTTGACCGGCATGCTCACATCAGGGGTAGATTCCCAGATATCGCGGTTCTAGGTGGTGTATGGCCAAAGTATTATAGGCCGATCGAAGGTTCTATTCTGGAGCATGATCTGATAGATGGAATGAATAGGGCAGATGCTGTCGTCGTTACTGGAGCTAAAACCGGAGGTGAGACCCCGCTGAATAAAATAAAAGAATTCAGAAAAACAATAGGCGACCACCCTTTGGTTGTTGGTGCCGGGCTAAACCTAGATAACGCTTATGATCAACTAATTATAGCGGATGGTGGGATCGTGGGAACATCACTGAAGGAAAATGGAGATACCCGTAAGATGATTGATAGGCGAAAGGTTCGCGACTTTATGGACATTGTAAGGCAAGTCCGTAAAGATAAAAAATAACCGCCGACAAAAGATAGGTTATGCAAGCAAGGATAGAATATGTTAAAACCAGTACTAACATGGCAAAAGGAATCTGATAACACATATAATTTAGAGTGTGGATTCAATACAGTAGGGCTTGTTTCAGTGGGAGCAACCCACCGAGGTCAATATAAATTTACCGTCGTCAGGAACCATATGAATTACTCGGAAATCTACCACTACGACAACAATGACAAATGGTCGATTGTGAAAGCGAAGCGCCGAGCAGAACTCGCATTTCTTGAGTACTTCAGTGAGTTTGAATTTGAAGAAGAAAATCAAAAATCGTGCGCCCTGTATGCTGACTATGAAAAATCATATCAAGCACTCAAGGATCGCAAAATTGAATTAAGCGGCAAGGGTTGAATTAATTGGCGTCGACGGCAACCAGTCGATTAAAACAGGGGTAGAAAATGATATGCTATAAAGATAAAACATTTTGTTCATATTTTCAAGATTGTGCACATCGCAAAGAGTGTAAAGATAAATTGACCCATGGCGTAAAATCGGCGGCAGAGCGAACGGGTTTGTTGATTTCTCAGTGGTCCGAAAAACCCGGATGCTGGGAGAGGATCGATCAAAACGAGAAAGCCTCAACCAGCATTGATGCTCTGTCCGACGATCCAGAGTTTACAAAATTAGCCAACGAGTAATGGGTGAAAATGGCTCATGGGATTATAAATAAAAAACTGTAAATGTGCTGACTTGCCTGTATCGGCTCCCTGTCACACCGTAAGCGACGGGTTCCCGTAGGGGGCAAAATGGGGACATACTGAAACACTTGACGCCACTGACTGATGATGTAAGTGTGCTCTATTATGTTAAAGAAATTACTCAATAAAGCGAGAGAACTTCCAGTTGGAACAATTAGAACCCACGGAGGTAAAAAATTTCAAAAAAAAGCCAAGGGAAAATGGGTCCCCGTTACAGAGAAAAAGCCAGAGCAGGATCTTAACATCAGGGATGCGCTAGAGACTCGCGGACTTACGGAGTTCGGGTTCCGGGTTTCTAGAATGGCATCAGATCATAATTTTCGCGGTGTCATGTATAAGCATTATTTAAAGGGCTCAAATGACGTAGAGGACTACGAGGACACTTTTCGTGAATTAGAAGATGCAGAGTCAGAACTGAACAGTGATGTTTACCAGAAAATAAAAAAGAAAATGAAATCAGAAAACAAAGATACGGGAATTCTTGATATTGTCAAGTATGCATCGCGCGTGGAGGCTCCCGAATTTGCATTTATGGTCAGGGAGTCCATGGTAAAAATATTAAAAAAAGTGAACGGTGAAGGTGTAAAGGAAATTGAAGCAAAGATAGAGCGACATAAGGAGATGTATAAGGCGGACGAATACCCAGCACCAGAAATTCAAAACAAAGACCTATATGGTGCGATGGAACAATTCAAAGGAGGAAAGATTGAGCCAACATTCCAGGGACTACATCAGTACTTTGAAAAAGCTGGCTACCACGGGCAAGGTCTCGAAGATATTCTTTACAAATTCATGGAGCATATCCAGTACACAAACCCATGATACAGTACGTAATATCCGGCAATGATGTCGGCATTTTAATTGATCAAAAGAACGATAGATATAAAATACTGACAGATGCTGGAGGCGATCCGGGATACATCTATTCAAGGTCCGCTATTCCACACATCCCGGAAGGCGTAGAGAAGGCCACTCTTGATCGGTATTACGGGTATTATCAAACGGTCCTCAAGCACTCCCCTCTTGCAAAAGCAAGCCTGGTTCCTCAGAAGGTATGGGCTCATCCAAAGAATGGGCGCCCATACATTACAACAGTCTACCGATCCACAGACACAAAGACGGTCGACGAGGCGTTATATGGTAAAATTATCTCTGGAGATCAGAACGCGCTCGCAAGTTATGTTTTTCAAATCGCATACAAGGGCGGTGAGCATTCTCCATATCTAAAGAAAACCATTGGTAGAATGTCTGAACGAATCGATGTTGATGACGTTGTGCAAGAGGTCGGTATGGCCATGTTGAACCATCAAAAGAATGGATCGCTTGAGAGTGTCAAGAAAGAAAAATTGCAATCATACATCGGAGGGGCGTTTCATAAGACCGCACTCAGGCACTATAAGCACTATAGGCGCATGACGAATGCTCCAGAAGAAAATAATCGCTCTACACATGGTGAGGATGTCGAGGGAGATATTTTACTCTACGACGCCATACGATCAATTGAAAAAGAGATCATGGAGTCAAGCGGAAAAAAGTCTCAATCCAAGGTGTCTATATTTCGTCAGTACATCACAGGTGGTAGCTACGCGGAGATTGGGGATCGCATGAATATGTCGAGCGACTCCATCAAGTATCACCTAAAGAACATTAACAATGCAATCAGGCAAGCGGGAAATAAGAATGGTATGCAGTTTCAGGGGTCTCCGCTGGGGAATTTACGAACAATATTCGCCAAACGCCAATTCGACCCGCGTAAACTCGAAAAGGCCGCGCGACGACTTTTGTTAAAATACGAATTTCAGGGTCTGCCTATATCGGTCGAGAGCCATCCTGCAAGTGAGCGCTCCGGAGTAGACTTAGACGGAAATAAGTGGTCCGTTGTATTAAATCAATCATATGGATATATTCGCGGAACAATGGGTGCAGATGGAGATCATGTAGACTGCTTCATTGGGCCCAACCAGAACTCAGGGCAAGTATATGTTATCCATCAAAACAATCCAGACGGAAGCTACGACGAAGACAAGGTGATGCTTGGGTTTAATGATCGATCAGATGCCCGTAGCGCATATTTAAGCAATTACGATCGCACAGATTTGTTGGGCGATATAACGGAGATGACCATGGATGAATTTAAGCAATCATTGAGTAAGTGCAAAGGGAAAAGACTTGAGAAAAGCGAAATGCGGACATTGAAAATGCCAAGTGGTAAACTACTAAAGGTTCGTGTTGTTGGTATATTGGAAAAAGCAAAGTCCGTCCCCGTAGGCACAGAGAGCACACACGGTGGCCAAAAGGTGCGTAAGACGTCCAGGGGATGGGTTCGCATTGGGGCAGACAAGAAGCCAGAGAAGCCAGAGAAGGGGCAGCCAAAAGAAAGAACACCAGATCAGGTATCCAAAGAAAAAAAAGCAAAAAGAAAACAGCTAAGGGCGGCCATGGCATCAGCAATTAAATCAATGCTTGACACTATGTCAGAGATGTTTCAGGGAAAAGAGGCTGGTGAAGAATTGGCAGCCAAGACGGCAGAGTACGGCAAAAAAGCAAGAGCCGAGAGAGCGAAGAAAAAAGAAAAGGAAAAGGAAAAGGAAAAGGGAAAGTGAATTACAGTATAAACCAAAAGGGCGATATTCATCTTGAGGGGAGCGTCGAAAGCATATTATGCGGGTCATGCGGAAATATTCTCGGGAAGCGCAATGATAATTCAGTTCTATTGTATACAAAGATTAATTTGATTTCAATGGATGAGAAGAAAATCTTAGCGAAATGCGGACAATGTAAAGTCTTTGCTGATGTGTCAAGGCCAGGGTCTAGGAAGGTGATGGTGTAAAAAAACTCTTGACACAAAGTACTTAATAATTTAATAGAATATAAATACCTTGATTCGGGATAGGACCGGATAAGCTGAATTCTCATGAACACATGGGGTGCAGTTTATCCGGTCCTTTTTTTTGCTCTAATGATAACATCGATACCAATTATAGTAAACAACATACCACTTGAGAAGGCCAGCGATTCTGATCTTCAGGAAACAGAGTACCTTCTTCCGATTCGTGCCATTGTCAACACAATGACAGAAGACAAGGACAATGAGACAATGAGCAAAGCTGTATTTTCTGAGGATACTGTGAAGTATTTTCTAGAGAGGGGGCACATCGATTGGTGGCATCGCGTCAATCGTCATCAGGACTCAAGGGCTATGATTGGTCGACCTGCAAGTTTTCAATACACCGATAAGCCGATTGTATACGGGTATCTAGTTAAGGATACGCCTATCGTTAAAGAGACGATTATGCCATTTATGAAAGCTGGCATTGGCGGCTTTTCCGCATCAATGGGCGGATATATCACCGAAATGGACGGCAGCCTCATTAAAAAGATCCACTGGGATAATCTTGCCATTGCTCCGGCCTCAAAAGTTCGCAGTGAAGGATCAGACATTGCGCTACTAAAGGCTGATAGTACAGTATCATTGACATACGGATGTATAGGGGAGATGTGCGGAGATCTGTCCATGAGAGATGGTATGATTTTATCGAAGGCGATTGAGGCCGAAGCAGTGACTTCTCTTGACAGTATCCAGACCAGCATGGGTGCAGTTCAGGGTCTTCCTGGAACAATTTATCATGATGACAAAAAAAAGAAGAATGATCTCTTGAGAGCATTTGAGCTCTTCAAGAGTAGAGAGTTAAGCCCAAATACAGATACTATTAACAGGTATTTCTATATGGAGGGCTACATTAACACCGGAGAGAGTAGTGGTATGACACAAAAGTTATTAAATTTAGCAAAGGAGAAAATTAATGGATCCAGATGAAATTGACAAGCAGCTTGAGGAAGCTCAAAAGCGCTTGCAGACTGGGATTTCGTTTGAAAAAGCGGACCAGCAAGAACCGACCGACGAACAGATGCTTGCATTTATGCGTCAAAATCCAGAAAAAGTGAAGAGTGCCATTGGGGTAATTCCAGAAGACGAAAGCTCAAAGGAGCTCAATAAAGCAATTTCTGAAATGGAAGATACAGCGAATGCGTTATCTACTGAAGCCAAAGTTGCCGAGGCCGATGGAACACTCGTTGAAGGAACAGGTTTTATTAAGGTGTTTACCAAAGCCCTTACAGAAACAATGAAGGCTGTGAATGCAATCTCGCAGGAGCAAGGTGTCCAGCAGGACAACATGAGGCAATTAGCCGGATATGTTTCGGATATTGGTACACTCATTGTCTCTGGAGCTACGCTGCACAAAGCGGAGCAACCAGGAGATAGTGCAGATGGTCCACCCGAAAAGAAGGGGAAGACATTCGAAAAAGCAACTGGCAAAGAAGTTGAAGTACCAACATCGGATACCAACAATCTCGCCAGTGCCATCAATGAGAAAGGTATGCCAAGCTTGGTGGCCTTTTTAAATAAGGCTGATGAGCATGGCAAGGTAGACCCGTACCGCCAGAGGTTATATGAAGATCTTCAGGAGTCCGGCTATCAGCTACGCCCATTGAGGGACGACCAGAGGCAGTATCTCCAAAGCCAGTTTATTGAAGGGGGCGTATCATGAGCTTGATACATATGACCGGGCGCCCTGAGCAGTACATGACTGGTGAGCAAGGTGGGCTACATGCTGGCTCCGTATTTGGATACGGCGTTGACCAGGATTACATCAAAAACCTCAACAAAGCCCTTGAGGCAAAGTCGGTTGTTGATATCGCCACCGATACACAGCAATTTGGAGCAACTCAGCTGCACTCCATGGATGCTGTTATGAAGAACCTTTCTTACGGAGAGGATCGATTAACATTTTGGAACATGATCCCAAAATCCGGAGCGAGACAGCTCATTGAGCAATATACTCAGATCCTCGGATGGGGACAAGGGAATGGTTTTACCAGCCAAGCCGGGATGCCGATCGAAGCCGACATTGAATGGGGACATGCATACGAAGAAGTTCGTTTTGTTCGCCATGTATGGAAGGCAAATGATGTTGTTGATATGGTTGCATCCATCACTCAGGGTGTATCGTCCAACAAAAGAGCTGCCGGTATGCGCGTTCTTCGTGATATCAACATTGGTTTGTATATTGCTGACAACTCCGCTAACCCGTATGAGTTCAATGGCATGTATCGAATGCTTCTGGACAAAGCTCCACAAAATATTATCGATGTTGCTGGCGAGGTGCCAACTCGGGTAACTTTGGATACAATGATGCAGCAACTTTCCGATCAAGAGGCCAATGTTGAAAACACATATATGTGTGCTTCATCTGGTGGAATTTCTACCATGGCTCTTGTGTATGGACAAAGTGCTGATACAGACTTTACTCGGTCAATCGTTTCTCGTGATGGACAGCAGATCGTACCTGGATATGATTTCCGTAAGTTCTCTACCATGCACGGAATGGTCAACATAGAGCGTGATATTTTTATCGCCAAGGCGCACGAGCGCCGCACTGTCCCGAAGCGCAGAGATCCAAACGATCGAAGCAAGAATATTGAAGGCCCAGAATCGGAAGATGGGGCTCCGGCGACACCAACATTGACTGCAACCGCGATCGACGGCGCGACATATACAAGCGCTACCGGGAAAATTGCCAAATTCTCCAGTACACACGCTCGACCATCAGGCGTGAAGTACAAGTATCGTGTATCTGCCGGAAACACCACAGGCGGACGCAGTCAGGCGGCAGTTGCGGTTGAGGTGAACGTGAATGTCATAGATGGAGGGGCCGTTCAGATCGATATCACCCGTGGAACTGGCGGACCATCACCAGATTACTATGAAGTCTTTTCGACAGCATTAAGCGGAGGGACTGAGTACTACTCTATTGGTCGCGTTCGCGCCAATGCTTCTGGGGTAACTACATTCTACGATGCTAATCATGTTGTCCCAGGAACTACCGTTCTATACTTTATGACGCACGGACAAGGAGAAGAGGCCACTATGAGCTTCAAACTATTGGCTCCAATGTACAACAAAACACTGGCTCCAATTGGCATGTTCTCATGGGGTGTCGTGAATTTGTATGGTATGCCACTTTGGTACGCCCCGCAGAAGCTCGGGATGGTGATTAACGTTCCAGTTGATTCGTCAGTTGAGAACGCAAGGTTGATTCTGTGATTCGTCTTTTTAAAAACGGAACAGATCGACATGTGAGGCCCGGCGATTTCGTGCGGGCCTCATTGTATAATCAGGTTGTCTTTGATGCATCTGACTCTATCTTTCAATTAACGCAAAGCGAGATTGATCAAGGATTCAAGCTATTTGTGTTTTTGGAAGAGGCTAGAGTTCTTGATCCATTAACTGAGACTCTCTTGATTAAAAATGGAAGAGGTGAAATAATCATACCTTCCGTGCCATTATACGAGTCAACCGAGGCACCATTGTTTCTTGCAGAAGGAATGGAGATCACAGGTGACCTGTATTATGCAAAATTTTTCTTTGTAAAATATAACAATAGAAGCGCATTGGCGCCATAAGGAGCAAAACATGGCTTTAAGTAAAATAGATTTGGAGTACCTCGCACGAGTAATTCAAGATAACCCAGGGGTTGTGGCACTTTTTGAGTCACTACAAGGAATACCAACCCAGGTTGCATCTGGTCAATTGGTTGAAATAGCAGACTCAGGAGCTATCAATACTGAATTTACGATACCTCATACTCTGACAGATGCAGATGGCAACGAAAGAGTCCCTGTTGGCATTATTGTTGTAGGTCAATCGATAGCTGGTAGCCTATATGATGGTACTACGCCAGATACTGGAACAGATGCATATCGAAAGATGAGTGCAGCCAATGTTGCCTTAAAACTCTGGGTGTTCTGATGTCAAAAACAATTCAGACAACCGGACAATATGTAGCCACTGGTGGCAATGGAATAATCAAGGCGTCGTTAGATCTTGAGAAGTATGTTACACCATTGACAGGTGTTAATAATATTGTATCAAGTTCCGCGACGATCAGCCTATCTACTCCACTTGACATGAGCACAATTCTAAATGTTCCTATACGTGGAATTGTCTTGGCAGTTGTAAATCCAGGGTCGAATACAATCTTATTTAAGCACAATGGGAATGTTAATGGAATGGAGGGTACACACTTTGCATTCTTTGGCACTGTGACCAATCCAATTGTTACGACAGCATCAACAGAGTCCATTGATCTTGAATACATGATTTTCGGTTAAAAACGCCCGGCATTGTCCGGGCTATTATTATTATGAACGTAACAAATCCAGACGACACGCGAATTGGAATAGCATTCCATAATCCAGATTATACGAGCAATTACTATTTCACAGGTTGGGGGAAAATATTGACCCCGGATGAAATGCGCGATGAGATGATGTTTGGAAATCCTCTGATCTCCACAGCAGGTAGTGCAACAATAGAGGACTCTACTCTTGATTATTATATCGATAATGCATTGGGAATGGTTGAGAGGGAGTATGATATTGATATTACGCCTCGACTTCGAGTTTATTTACAGCCTAGAACGGGCTCCCCGCAGCGCAAAGAGCGAGATGACATAGACCCGGAGCTAACACAACTTCGAGATGGATTGAGCGAGATTCAGCAAAGGAAATACGTGACATCCGAAGGCACTGGATACGACTACTACCGCCATCGAGCGCAATATTATTTATACACAAAACTTGACCATCGCCCATTGAGCAAGGTATACGGATGGAAATTATTCGATCCATTTGGGAACGTTACTCTTGATCTAATGAAGGGACTTAATGAGCGCATAGGTCTTGATGCCGAACTCCAATATTTTCCGAACGTCGGATCGTTTGTGACAGAGAATGTAACCCTTCTTTTTACCAATTACGCCACATATCCATATGATGAGTTTCCGAATGCCCTTCAGGTTGACTATATGACGGGATACGAAAATGCCTCTGTTGTCCCAAGAGACCTGATTGAATTGATTAGAAAAATTGCTGGTATATCACTAATGGCCACATACGGAGACGGCAAAACGTCAGCATTGGCCGGGGGGAGTGTGTCATTCAATTCTATTTCTGAGTCATTTCAGACGACATTGTCTGCAACAAGCGCCGCCTTCGGTGCCAGGATTAAGCAGTATCAAGACGAAATTAAAAAACAGAACATTCAGTTAAAGCAAAAATATTCTCGTACAGTGTTTGGTATACTATGATCGTAACTGAAATTGGAATCTATGAAAATACAACATTGACTTATTATCAATGCACGACAGCCGATGAAATCAAAGAGCACGGACGCCAAGCGTTTTGGAAGTTTGGTTCGCAAATGCTTTACGATCCACATGAAGTGCATTTAAAGATTATGACATCACTAAAGAGCGGTCAGCATAATATCCATAAAGCACTGTCACCCAAGGTGCTCGATCAACACCATAAAGCTCTCACCGCAGAAATACGAAAAAATATGATAAACGCACTCCAGTCGAATATTAACCTATGCCCACCTGAGCACAGGCAGGACTACCACAATAAAATAAAATCCATACGAGACATGACATTGTTTAACGAAAAGGGAATGGCGGATGGAAGATAGAAATCTTGGTAGAGCCAATCCCGCATTTCAACTTACAAATAATCCACAAACATTTGCTTCAATGATCCAGCGTCACGGGCTATATGTTCGTATTCTGGAATCTAGAAAGTGCCCATGCATTAAGGAAGACGGTCATCCGGACAACAGTTGTACGAAATGCAGAGGGGAGGGTGAAATATACCAATACCAAAGAGAATTACTTGAGACAGATGAATTAAATTACGTCACCATGCAGAACAGGTGCAAGATTGAACCATACCGAATACCGCTACTTCGCCCAATTAGCGTCGAACGAATGCTGCCAGAACGACAAGGCGGCATACGGGAGTATCCAGTTGAGTCATTTGATGGGGAAAATATCTATATTGCAGCAGAACATCCTCCGGCGCCATACTACCAAATGCGATTATCGTACTATTTCGATCGATATGACTATATCCAAGGTGAAGAGTTAACTCAGAACGCAGTAGTTCCGGAAATCTTCAAAAGCGAGGCAGTGACCCTGGAGTCACAGTACATACATGCGCAACATATTGAAGTGTCTGGTGATATCGTATCCATAGAGAGGTTGTATTCGGACACACAGGAGTATACAAGTTTTTCATATAGTAAAAATATGATCATCATCGAGGGGAATATTGCATCAGGGGAGAGGGTGTATGCAGATATGTATTATGCATCTCCTGCCAGAGCAATTCCTTCGCGCATGGAATACTCTGATAATGAAGTACAGAAAACAATGCGACTTCCCATGGGGGAATTAAGCTTGGCAGTAGATCCATGGTGGAACGTCGGGCGCGGAGATTTGTTTACGTTTTTGATGGTTGAATTCATTCAAGACGAAGTCATTACTCATTCTGGAATCTCTGATCGCGTGTCTCAGTTCGATGTGTCCAATCTGCCTTCCCAGATTCAATCAGAGACAGACACCTTTAAAAATGGGACTGATTATATCTTGTTTGGTTATCGCGAAATTCGGTGGATTGGCAAAAAGCCATCAGTTGGAGATAAGTATTCAGTTCGATACAGATATCATCCAACGTACAGAGTTGGAGATATGGAAGCAGAAATCAATAATCTTGATTCAAAGCAATTCTCTAAAATCGTTCCGGTAAAATTATGGACGGCCGGTACGGACATAGAACCACAAAAAGTTAGTCAAGGATATGTAAATGAGAGTAGTGAGCATTCTAACTGGCTTGAATGAGGAGCTTCAAGAGAAGTTTTTCGAGGTTATGGAGAATTTTTCTCCAGAGCGAATGGATAACCTAAGAAGTCTTCTGACCGGAATCATATATGACGTATGGACTGAATCGGCAATTGACGTATCGCCATCATTGGGTCCGTCATATGCAAAGACAATCAAAATCAAAGAATCTGGACTTGGCACAGTGTACGCAGACGAGGGGCATCATTCATACAAGTTTGTTGAAATGATGGAAGACGGTGTTAGTCCATGGAGCATTCGAGACGCACTCCTGAAGTCAACGAAGGTCAAGATCTCAAAGCGTGGTGTGAAGTATATCATTGTGCCATTCAAGTACCGAACCCCAACCAAAAAAGGCGAAGGGAAGGTGCTGTCGAGTTTCGCGGGAGTTATCCCGAGCGATGTTTACTCTCTCGTGAAGGCGGGGGGAAAAGTAACAGAAGGAAAGCTGGCAGGACTTAAGCGATATGGCGGAAAGCAGCATGGACAATACTTTACATTCAGAATGGTATCAGAGAATACACCTTCGAATAAATGGAGGCACCCCGGCAAATCACCAACACCGGTGTACCCAGATATTGTCAACAATATTCAGGGAGTCGTGACGGACACAATAACTAACATGATATTAGGAATAAAAAATGCATCCAATTGAAATCATGATATCACAGGTTAATATTGACGTATGGTTGCGTCAGTATTTACGCGAGCAGTATGAGACAAGAGACTTTATTGGAATGACAGGTGCCAGGGGCGTCGCGCCCAACGTAAAGGGGACACACCCATTTGTTCAGGTTTTTGCTGGCATCTTGAAGGATGGACAGAATTTTCAGTTTCAGGGAATCTTTCCGGCTATCTCTGTAACCAGAGGAAAACAAACAGAGTCGCACTTCAGAATAGGTGGAGGCGATAAGTCAGAGACAGTATTCGAGAGGGAGTTTTTTTCACAAATAACAGCATACGGCAATAATCAAAGTCGCATTCGAGAAGGTGTGTACATGAGCGACAAACAGTTTGATGCCATTAAGTCGCGCATGGATGCTTTGCCAGAGAATGCAAAGGGGCTGATTACACAACGAACATCGTACTTTGAGAAAGAATTGGCGAACATATCCATATGGACTGATAACTACGAAGAGTCACAGGTGCTTGAGAAACTTACAAAGTCTATTCTGCATGACGCACGTCGCGTCCTATCTGGAAGTGAGTACGAAATGCAGGGATTATCAATGGAGAACGATCCAGATTTAATGAACGGAGATTTTGCGAAAGTATTATATGGCACAGAGATTCAATTGCAGTTCGAAAAGAACGAACATGTAAATCTATCGATCACAGATCAAATTGCAGTTGACACAGAATACGACATAACGTTAGATGTAAAATACAAGACAACGGGAGATTAGAATGAAGCACGATAAAAACTTCCTTGAGTGGATGCGGAAAAATAACTACGATACCGACAAAGAGCGAACAGGAGGGGAGTGGGACGAAATTCAGAAATTACATACGGCATCGAAGAAAAAGGGACTTCCAAGTATTACCCTGGATATGCTCTATGCCTCATCTGTAGGGTTGCGGCAAATAGGAATTCCACCGAAGAGGCCATTTGTAACATGGCTGATAAGCCAGAATAAACTCAAGGCTCGCCCAGAGTCAGAATGGATTGCACTTGTCAAAGAGTATAACGGAGAAGAGAAATGATACCATATAATTTCGGCGGAGATAGAATTGTAATACCAGGCACATACACAGAGGCCAAGTTTCCAGCGCAACCAACAGGGGTTAGTGCTGCCGGCAGGATCGCAGCCATTGTCGCCCCATCGCAGGGGGGCATACCATACAATGCCAATGTATCCGAGGCGCTTCGTAAGAATACCACAGAGTCGATTGCGCAGGCAAGGGGTATTTTAATTGGCGGCACCGCATACCATATGGCTGAATTTTATCTGAATCCGACTAATGACCTAACTCTCAATACCCCGAGTCAGGTGTATGTGATCAGGGTAGACCCATCGACCCAAGCAACGTCAGTGATTCAAAACACTGGAGCAACTACAGATATTATTGACCTAGCCTCCGGGCGATATGGCACAAGTGCAAATTATGTGCAGTACAAGATTGAGGCTGGCTCAAGCATAGGATATAAAGTGTCTGTATCTGTCTTTGGGAATTTGATCCTCGATGCACAGGATGATGTCTCATATGAATACTTCTCCATTGAGTATATTGGCATTGGGACGGCAGCTACAATGTCGATCGATGGAACAACACTAACAACAGCTATTACGGGTGCCACGGATGACAATCTCAGCATTAACCTCACAGAGGTGGCAACATTAGGCGACTTGGTTGCGCTCATTAGTGGCCACGAAGCGTACTCATGTCTTCTCCGGGAGGACTCAAGCCTGCCGTCCGTCAACTTGGATATTATAACTGGAGTCGATATTCTTACTGCTCCTTATTCGGCGTATGCCAACACACAAGCTGTTATTGATTTACTGAACCAAGAGACCAACGGGGAGCTTGTCGCCACATTGGCATCTGGAGCAACCAGGGAATCACTGGAGATCAATGCAAGCTTCATTGCATTAGCCGGAGGAACGGATGTCGTACCAACTACTACGGACTGGCAGAACACATTCGATCTACTTACTCAGGATGAATATTCTGATATTGACCATATTATTGTCGGATCATCTGACCCAGTTGTGCATTCAATTGCATCGGCGCATTGTCGCGAAATGGGGAAAGTAAAGGTGCGAAAAGAGCGCCAATTTTTAACCGGTGCAGGGAGTACAAAATCTCTTGATGACAGAATCAGTGAATCCATTGACTTGAATGACTCCAATGGAGAGTATGTATTCTCTAAGATTCAGCGCTTGAATCGCACAAACAATACAACAGAATGGTTTGCTCCATATTATGGTGCGGCAATCATTGCCGGGATTCGTGCGAATAATAACGTGACAATGTCAGCAACCTTTAAGAATGTAAACGTTACTGGCATTGAGAGTTTTAGTAACCCAGAGCAAGGGCGAATTATTAAATCTGGCGGGACATATTTTCTAAAAACTGGCAGCACATTTACGGTTGGCCACAATGTTACCACCTTTCAAGGCAATGATATCCGCTTTAGATTGCCATCGGTTGTGCAGACAATCTTTTTTATTCAAAAAGACCTTCGGCGTCAAGGGCAAGAGCTTATTGCGGGATTTGATCGGGCACCAGATGCATTTATGGTGTCATCTACAGAGAATCGATTTAATACGGTTATTTTGCGAGACTATCGAACGATCGGATATATTACTGACAATCCAAATACCGGGGAACCTGCGTTTACTCCGGTATCGCTTGTTCTAGATGGTGAAGTGTTTAAGCTGAAGACAACATTAACAATCCCAGTGGCAACTCACTATAATTTTATCACTATTAATTTTCAGACCGTCGGATCAGTACCGTCGGCAGCATAAGGAGCGTATAATGGCATACGGAAGAGGAATACATGATGACGGACCAGTTCGGGCCGGATCGCAACTCATGATTGTACAGGACAATAAGCTGGTTAATTACGCAGCGAACGCGAGACTCAACGACGACTACCGCAATGAAAGGGTTCATGTGATCGGGCAGTATATGGCAATCGAAATTAAGAGCGTGAGCTACGAGGCAACACTGGATATTGATACCTTTATGCTGCAAGGCGAAAGCGTTACCGGGTCATTGCTGCTGCCAGGGTGGCAGCCTGACGGAACCAATAATATCAATGCTGGCGGGTATTTTGATTTTGCCTTTATTGACATTGCCAGTAAAAAGGTTATTGATACAGCCGTGAGATTCAAGCTAAATACCCACAATAGAGAAATGCCAAATCAGGCATTATCAACACGGTCAACATCTTGGATGGGAACCGTGATCATACCGGGACAGTTCTCGTCATAAGGAGCATTTATGTCACAAGAAGAAAAAGAAAAGAAGAAATTATTTTTCGATATTCGGCTCACTGATGAGTCGCGCAAAAAGGAAATTGAAATTGAACGCATTAAGGGAGAGCCGGGCGAAGGTGTAGCTAAGTTCACAATAAAGGCATTGCTGCCAAAGGACTATAATGCAGTTGACCTAATGGTCGCACGACGGTTGTATGGCGTAGACCGACGCAGCATGAATCCGACAGCCATTAAGTCGATCGAGATCAGTGAAGAACTTCGGGCGTCCTTGATAGAATATCCGTCATGGTGGGACGGGCCAGATGAATGTCCTGATGATGAGTTCTTGATTCGCCTATATGAGATGTGCGATAAACACTCTACCGAGTTCCGGGAGAGTTTAAAAAAAAATAGATCTTCTTGAAGAAGTACTGAAGCCAGAACATAGAATTGATGCCTACTTGTTGCGACATATGGGCATCATGCCAGATGGGCTAAACAAAGAGCACCTATACGGCATCCAGCGCGAATTCCTAGTATATCTCCATGCGTCCGCACTTGACAGGGAATCAGTAAATCATATCATTGAATACGAGCGAAAAAAACGAATTATCAACAATAAAGGGCGAACGGAATATGAAACACTTATTTCCTCTGAACTCGAAATATCTTCATCTGACGATATCGAGAAAGTGTCGAAGGCGGTCATTGAGCGAGAGAAGAAAAAAGAACTCGCAAAACTAAATAAAGAGTTCAAGATGACTGAGGAAAGCAAAAAGAATATAAAAGAAGAAACAGAAAAAGATTTGCAAAATGCCTCCGTAGAATATAAGAAAATGATTGAGCAAATGAATATAGAGCAAACAAATTTCGACCTATTGGACAGAAGACCAGATGCCTAGATTCAAGATCGACGTAGAAACTGGTGCCAAGAAAGTTGATAAAAAAATAGCATCAGCTCAGGCGCAGGAGCGTAAGAATATATTGCGCGAGGCATCATCACGCCAAATGCAAATACGTGCCATGCGGGACTTGTCTCGCGCACTGCGGGACAATACGGTCGCAGTCAAAAGTATGCCACGGGGGGGCGGAGGAGTGGGTGGCGGGGCCGGTGGCGGGATAGGTGGCATTGGTGCATCTGTTCCTATCGTGGGCGCATTTGTCGGTGCTCTGGGATATATTACACAGCAGGTTATGCGCGTTGGTCGCGCGAATATCGAAAAACGCATGGAGCAGATGTCCACTGCCGGTATAACGGGTGGTGTTTTACGTGACTCCTTAAGTCAGACCATGAGCATTGCTCAGAGTGGTCAGTACCTTCGAGAAAGAGCAATATCGGCAGGTCGATACGCTCAAGGGCGTCCTTGGCAATATCAAGAGGGCCCAACAGCAGCAATGCTATATGGTTCAACCTTCGGACAAGCTCCGCAGGAAGTAGCCAGAACAGTGGGCCTTCTTGATGTCTCTACTGGTGGACAAGGGGAGCGTGCATTTGAGCGGATTGCTGATCAGCTAGTATCTGGCGGCGTAGAGACCGAGATGCCGGCTGTCATTGGGGCGATTACTGACGTAATGGAGGAGGCTGTCAGGGAGGGCGTTAATAACTCCGATATGGCATCTGACATGGCCAAAGAAGTGTCTTTGCTCACCGCAGGAGCTAGTAATCGCCAAGCGCGAGCAGCGCTTCAGACAATACAGAATATGATGACAGTTCAAAAGTCTGTTGCCGGAGGTGAATTCAGTAGTGTTGCTCAATACAGAATGTACCGATCGGCTGAAAAAATGCTATCCAGAAAAGGCGTTCAGGAAAAATTGATACAATCTGGATATTTTACAGAGCAAACAGATTTTGAAAATCTTGATTACACACAAAAGAGGGTGGCTGTTCAATATCTATCACAACAGCGTGCTGGCGACGTGAGAGAGCAGTACGTCCGAGATATTGTACAATCTCTCGGTGGAGAAGGTGAAAAAGAAGAGCGCATGAGGAGATTTCATGTGCTCGCACAAGATTTAGGATTGTCGAAAGACGTTGAGGAGTCACGTCGATTATTTACTATGGCCGAAGGCGGCGGAACACAGCAACCTGTTGAGGGCGCCGCGATGGGGGAGTTTCGGCAAAGAGGCATTACTGATGCCAGTCAAGCTCAAGCCATGCAGAACAGGCTTGACGCATTGGTGTTGAGTCAAGATGCAGCGGGCGAGGCATATGTAGAGATTAACAATAGCCTAATAGCCCTTGCCGAGACAGCGGGACCAAAGGCAAACGCAACGCTATCGGAATTCAATACATTGATTGGAGAAATGACAGAGACAATGGGTGAGTCGATAGTATCCATGGGGAATCTTATCAAGGACGTACGAGAAAAGGGAGTCGCAGAAGGACTGTTTGGTATAGGGTTTTGATTCCATTAAAAGAAAAGCCAATATTTAACGCTGGTGTCGAGGCGGTATCTGAATATTTCAGTGGGCAAAAGGTCAAGGCAAAGAAGTGGAATGTCACAGCGAAGATTTCCCCATTTATTCCACAGGCAGTTCCGCTGGAGATATTCAGTGAGGACTTAGGTGGAATTATCGCATCGTATAGTTGGGCAAAATCGCGTTCGAATCCAAATGGAAGATGGACATTGACCATGGCGGCGGACGATGAGTCTGCATTGAGCGAATATCCGGCTGTCCAGGTATTACAATCTTTGTGGGCCGCAATGGGAAAAAGTTTGCGTGACATCATAAAGCCAATGGCATATTCTCAGCTTTGGATCGATGGATATCATATAATGTCTGGGTGTGTAAGGTCGTTTACTCGCCATAGAGACTCAAGCGGGAGAGCGACATATACGGCAGAGTTTGATGAACTCGGGTTTGTTTACAATCAAGAGGTTTTGGATTTCCAGACGATCGAACAGGGGCAGGACCAGCATTTTATCAGTGACTCAACCAAGATTGTTGAGGCCGCTGAGAGAATGGTAAATACACCACTCCCTCAAGCGATCGAGAACATGGTTCAGGCATTTATTGGCTCTACATTATCATACGGGGCCGGCAGTTTTCCGCTATCATACTATAGAATGTCCGATGGGATACCTTTGGCAGCCAGGCTGATTGCATTAGCTCCCCCTCTGGGTGGAATATCGTACTCGTCGCTTGTGTCGCAGTACACCGCTGGTACACACATGTTTTCTGGCGGAGGATCTTCGTTCTGGGATATGCTCAAGAATATGGCACCAGAGCCCTACATGGAATTATTCACTGAGTCAGGCGGTAGAACAATATGCACCGGTAGGCTGATCAACGGAGCGCAACCGGGGGACATTCCAAAGACTCCACCTGTTTCACCTGGCGGGAATATAGATTTTTCACTTCCGGGGTTAAGCGTCTCTACACTCATACCGGGACTTAATTACATTATCGCGCGGACCGCCCCATACTCCAATCCTCTTCTCGGTACGACAGCATGGGATTCTACGTTATACCCGTACCTTATAAGCTCACTTGACATGTTGGCGGCAGGAGATTTTGTTATTGTTACAGACGATGATATCATCAGTAAGGACTTGGGGCAGTCTGACATGCAGCAAAACACCTTATTTTTTGCAAATTATGGATCTGGCGCTGGCAATTCTGGAACACTTAAAACGCGGCCGTCAGTAGCTCATGGTCCGCTTGGTAAATATGGATTTATGAATGGCGGCATTAAAACATATGGCGCACGCTCAATGAAGACCAGTATACCGGCTACCTCATTGAACTGGAATGGCCTGATCGGCAAAATTATAGAAAAAACAGAGCGAGGTTACCGGATTCCTGCACTATCAACGCTTTTAAATTATTGGTTTCGAAATGCATCTAAATTCAATGAAGGGTCAATTACGACTCGACAAATCTCTTATGCGCGGCCGGGCATGATGTTGCTGTATTTGCCGTCACAGCATTCCCACATTGACGACCCAAGAGATATAGGGATTTATTACATTGATAGTGTTGAGGGGTCAGGTGAAATTGGAAAAGCCGGGAAAACCACATTCAAGGTGATTCGGGGAATACCGATACCAACCGATGTACACGGCCTTATCTATTACCTTATGGATTGGGAGATGACAACCGTAGGCAAAAATACGTTCGATGGGGAGTTTCCGCTATGATATCAACGCGGTTTAAGCAATTATTTCGGATGCCATTAGGTCGGCGCGGCATGGATTCGTCTCTATTTCCTGCGCATGTTGACCCAACGGCCCAGATGTATTCAAATGTTCAACTGGTAAGGGGGGCTAGGGTGATTGAAGTATTACCAGAGCCCGTACATGATCATGTGTATGTCAATGTTGAGTTTGTTGACGGAGGGAAGGCGTATGAGGTCAAATGGCCGGGCCCGAATTTCGAAATTACAAGCGGGGGTTCTCGGGGAGTACCTGACATGATGCATGGCATATATGTTGGCCCGAAAGAAGGGCAGTTGGTATCGATAGGATTTGAGAATGGGCGCTTTAATAGGCCAATTATATTAAATGTGTATCCACATGAGCATGACCAAGATCCACAATACGAACAAAATCATCTTGCCCCCATGGTACAAATGGGATTTAGTGTCGAAGATATCGCCATTGCTCATTATTCAGGCTCATACATTGCACTCCGAAGTGATTTAATGCCGGGGGATATTGAAGTTAAGTCCATTGCAAGTGTAAACATAAACTCCGATGCAGCAGTCAACATTGAGTCAACAAGCGAAGTTAATGTTGACTCAGTGGCCATATTACTTGGAGATAGCGCTACTGCCCAGCCAATATTGAGGGGCATTGACACTGTCGCTGAACTTGAGAAAATCAATACATTGTTAAACACAATTCAAACAGTCTTTACCGGATGGGTTCCCGTTCCAGGGGATGGCGGTGCCGTACTCAAAGCGGCATCAGCAGCCTTTACCAGTCTACCGTTGGCAGATTACACCTCAGTCAAATCAGACAAGGTTCAAGCAGAGTAAATTTATAACATTAGTGTTTTTATGTAAAATACTTGACATTATGTAATCGTTATACATACTTGCTCCTATTAAAACCCAACAGGAGCAAGCCAATGGCAGATAAGAGCAAACAGAAAAAAGGCAAGGCCACTTTTAGGAGCGTAACCTTACCAGAGAAACAATGGGAGAGGTTTGATCAATTGGCCAAAGAAAACTACTTGGACACCGGAACTAAATACGCAGCGGTCATCCTGAAGAAGTTTTTAGCAGAAGAGGGGAATGCAAAGTGAGCGACATTCCGGAGATAAGCGCATACTACCCTTTTCGCGATATAATGTGCAATTGCCCAAAATGCCATGCACACTTGCCGGTCACTGGGTTGTTTCGCACAAACAGTGATGGCATCCGTGTTGTTACGGTCGATTGCCCCTATTGCAAATGCAGATTTCATGCAGTACATCCAGATCATGCGAGACCATCGGAATGAAATACGAAATCGTAGTATGTCCTGAATGTGGCGTTGACGTTGTCGGTCAAATCGAGCCAACGACCCCATGGCCGTCAATGCACGGGTATTGTAATTGTGGCTACATTATAACAGAGTCCGATTGGGGGCCATCCAAAAAAGCAATTTTTACCCTCAATATTAAACGCCAATGGTTTGACATGATCAAGTCCGGGGAAAAGCCATGGGAATACCGAGAAATCAAGCCAGCTTATGACCGGAGAATTATTGTCAGTCGATGTCTACCTGAAGATACGGGGATGTTTAAAGTTGATGGGCGGGCATGCTCCCCGGAAAACGTCATTATTCAGTACATAAACGGGATGCAGCCAGACGCCCCGCGCTGGTTCGTGCATTGTAGCGGACTACGTGTGGGGGATGGTGATCCCGAACTCGGGGCCGTGCCATGTGTGTGGTATTATTGCATCGGCAACGGTCGCCCGGTATCGGGGCAAGGGGATTAGAAATGGAAGATTTAATAATATCGATATTACTGATAACATGCATGGGATCGCCATTGATCATTTTGGCTATTCTCGATAATCGTATAGAGTAACTACTCAAAAGGCGACATATGAAACAAGAGGCAAAATTATGAAAATATTATTTACATTAGCAGTGTTGCCACTAATTACAGGTTGCGGCAATCAGGTATTCTTTGATAATGTCGGAAACTACCGATGTACTGATAAGGAATTTAAAGCGGTCCAGCGCGATTACGCCTTATGCATCAAGTCAGCAACCGCAAAATATGCATGTCACGTATATGCGCGACGGGCTAATTGTGTCGACATACGAATAGCGCCAGACAATGATTATTAAACGGATTAAATTTTAAGGAGATAAAATGGGATTAGCAGAACTCAGAAATCATTATCGAGAAGAAACCGATAAAACGCCAACTTGTAATATGGATTACATATCATGGTTAGAAAACAAAATAATCTACCCTGATCAGACGAAAATTATTCATGGGGTTAATTGCAAAAAAGCCATTCATACTGAAGCGGGGCATCTCCACGGTGAGGGTGACGATACACCTTTTTGCGTAAATGGTCGTTGGTATTGCGGGCGATGTCATTACTCTGTTCCAAAACAAGAATAATGATACTCAAAACAATGATTATGCAACAAGAAGAAGGCAAAACAATGTTCGAGTACATCAGGGAGATGCGAGGCCCGCTCACTCTGAGTATTTGGGGCGAAAAGTGCGAGGACACATTTAGTCCGGTTTTAGTACCAGAAATCTTAGGCGACGGAATGCAATTAATTACTATCGGGTCAGGATGCCAGCGTCCATATTTTTGGCTGGTTCGAATTGATAGCCAGACAGATATTAGAGATTGCCACTTTTCTCCAGAGCCCATCATTGAGGCAATAGAGGGCGAATTTGGGCATGCCCCGTGGTGGGTAGATGGCGAGGAGGCGTACAAAAATGATATCGACCTAGTGGAGCGATACGAGACCTACACTGAATATATGGACGCCTACAATGAGCCACAGTACCCTGCTATAAAATGGGATGGCGGACATTATGCGTCGATAGCCAATGTGGGCTATCCGAAACAATAATTATGAAAATAAGAAAAACACCAGGAGTATACGATGAAAGTAAATTTTGATAATCTTCGGAGGCAGACAATCTACTCATACAATCGGCTTGTCTGTGATTTACAGGACAACAAAGAGACTCAATTGGTTATCATTGATATAGATCATCTAGAGGGAAGACTGAATGACCTTAGAAACAATCTGGTCTTCCTTGCGGCATTAGAGGATGACAAAAACGGTGAATTCGAATGCCTAAAATCGGAAGACATGCCGCTGGTGTTTTAAGTGCCGTCAAAAGAAAGTTTATGAAACCAGTATTAATTTTAAGGAAATAAAGATGATTACGATTTACAAATACCCCATATCAATAGAGGATGCCACTATAATCGACATGCCTGTTGATGCACAGATATTATCTATACAGGTTCAGCACAGGAAAATTGTCCTGTGGGCGCTGGTGGAGTCGGACAACCAAAATGAGCAGAGAGTTTTTGAAATCTATGGCACTGGTCACAACATGGATCATTATTATAAAGAAGGTAGGATCCATCGCGCAACCGTCCAGTGGGGAGACTTGGTCTGGCATATTTTTGAAAAATTAATTACTTGAGTTCAAAAGAGAATTTATGAAAGTAGGAAATGATGGGCATTGAAACGGTTGAAGCAATTGCAGAATATAATGACCGACCGACATGGTGGGAACTGAAGGGTAAAAAGCTGAAGCCTTGCCCCTTTTGTGGCGGTGTCCATATAATTTACAAAAGCGGATTTTTAGATGGAATAGAAGATGAGCTCTACTGGATGAGTTGTGCACTTTGCTTAACAGAGGGGCCGACGGGGAAAAGTAGACATTGGGCACTGCGTCGCTGGCAAGATCGAGCGACAAAAGAGAATTTATGAAAGTAGGAGATAAAAAGAAATGGCAAGAATAAATATTATAGAATCATGCAGAGAATGTGGAATTAACTATAAGGGGTATTGTCAAAAGCTAAAAAGAAGCATCGAATATAATGGCGATGGTGGAAAAATACCAGACACATGTCCACTGGATACACCGGAAGAAAAACTCATGAAATTCGCAGAGCATTTTATGGGCCACTCTGAGCAAGGATATGGCGCAAAACTGTTTTCAAATGAAACTGGTTTTATTGTTTCGAAAAAAGAGTCAGTCATTGGACAGCTACTTTTGCCATGGAATAAGACTTTCTAAAGATGTCATATGAAACGAATTAAATTTTACAGGAGAACAAAATGTCAATTAATGAGATAACAACATGGAGGCCGACTGACTACGATACATGCCGTGTTGCATCAAGAGAGATGACCATATCTATGCCAGATGGGCTATGCAATGCGCACTCGCCGGATACTGCCCATTGGGTTGCCCGTCGACTGAACCTCGCCGCAAAATTAGAGTTGTTAGCCTACGATTACGCAACGGGAAAAACCGACGGCACGAAATTAAAACAATTCGTGAGAAGCTGCCTCTCTGATTAAGTTCAAAACTACGCATATGAAACGAATTATAATTTAAGGAGAAGGAGAAAGTATGAGTTTAAAAACTTACATGAAAACGGGAGGCTCTGCGTTTGCTTGTGCTGCGGATGGCGGACATCAGGCGGGTATGACACTCCGGGAGTACGCTGCATTGCAAATTCTGCCGGAATTATTGCGCGAAGCTCACAAGCGCGGCGATAGCGGAACGGTCGCTATAGAACGATCACTCGATTTATCAGAAAAATTTATAGCGATGTCTGTAGAGGCTCAACAGGGCAAGTAATCTCAGCTTTCGAAAGATGTGTTATGATAAAAGGGAGAAAAAATGATAGAAGAGTTTAAGGAGCGTTTAAATAAGCGCATAGAGTGGTCATTAAATAATACAATTAAAGCGCAAGAAAATGATGATGAGTTCTGCGAACAAGCTTGGATTGGTCAAACGAATGCGCTACAATGGGTGTCTGATCAATTGAAAAATTTGGGAGAGGTTTCTACCGAAACCGAACCGGCTCAAGGCATGTTAGGTGCTGTTTGCGCTTGGGTTATTCAGAATGGCTGGACAAATACAAAGACCGATCAGGATGGTAGCACGACATATTGCCGGACGTACACACCGCCATCAGAACGGGAATATTTGACTATGGTTGAGATAATTGAGTTGTATGAAAAAGCAAATTGCCGATAACTACGTTTTATCTGAAAAATAATTCACATAAAACGTAGTGTCAAAACAGGCATTATGAAAAGAGGAAAAAATGAAGATTAAAACTACAGTCAACGTAAATATAAAATGGGAGGGAGATAGGATGCTTACAAACGGCGAACTAGTTGGTTATGTTTACCTCCTGGGTGCAGATTATGAAGTCAGGTTTTGCGGGGCAAGGGGGCTTTATCCAACCAGGACTGAAGCAAAATTTGCTGCGCATAAATTTTTTATTACATGGATAGCCGGTAAAAAATGAGCGAACAAAATCAATCCATCGATCAACTCATACGAGACATGGTCGCACATGAAGGAAAAACGGAGCACGAAATCGTCGTAGATTACTTCTTACCCAGGAACAACAGTGAATTTCATGAATGTAACGAGGCGCGCGGTCGGTCGAAAAAAGATCTCGTTAGCGCCTTCGAGGCCTATGGAATCCCGGGAATCGAAGAAATAGCAGACCGATCCAATAATCAAAAACAGCTTGACAGGATCGACACTGAATGAATAATAAACGCGCCGTCCCCACTGGCAACACACAGTATCTTAAGAGCCCTGACAGGGCGGCAGCACTGGACCCGATAAGACACTGTGATTATCGGCCTATCTCGTGGGGAGAGTTGCCACCCTGTGAGGGTTTTTGCGTTTAAGGGGGTCAACTATATGAGTAGCGATACTATAGCAATGACTTGCCAGGGATGTCAGGAGGTTTACATATTCCCACGCCAGGAGAATGACAAGCCGTTTCGTAAAAAGAAATGTAACTGGTGCCCTAAATGTGAAGACACCGCAACGGAGTATTGCACTGAGTGGTACACCAGGGAACCGAAGAAAAAAACAAAAAACATACAGCAAGAATTATTTAAAATGGAGCCCACCACATGAGATATGAAGTAAAAACATTGTGGAACACAAGAAGATGGCCTTACGATAAACTTGTATTAATATTTTCCCATGAAAGTGATGATGACGGGCACAGCTATATGCTTGCACGACTAAAGAAGGGAGATATGGTTTTCCCTGATGTGTGGCAGGGGTTAATGGCGTAAACTACCGTTGTCGCTATGTTTGCGGATGGATAGACCCCGCAGAAATAAGGATGCCCAATGAGATACAAGCAAATTAATCACACAGATTCAACACATATTGCCATTGCTGTTGTTATTGATATTCATGATCATGATCTAGGTAAAATGAAAATTGGCAAAACCGATGCCCGTCATATGTTCGGACTGTTAAAGTCAGAAAAACTTTCAGATCGAATATATGCGCTTCATAAATTATCCATAATGATTGAATCACAAGGGCTGTATTCGTCAGTAACGGATGTGGATATGGAGTCGCAAGAAGCAAAAAATAAATCATAAGGTACGAACAAATTCCAATATCACGAACGGAGAACACATGTCAGACAAAAAGAAAAAAACCAAAAAAGCTATAGAACAGATAGAGATATCCGAAGCGCTTACGCCTGAACTTGAAGTCGAAGCTGAAATCAAAACTGAGACCAGCGAAGAGGTATCAGTGAAGACACTAGATAGTGCGGTACAGAACGTAAAAGATCCCGTAGTGCGCCAACATCCAAAGTCGACCGGCATTGCAACGCTGGATATGATTAACGCTGCACTTGCCAATAACCTCGATATGGATAAACTTGAACGCTTAATGGAAATGCATAAGCAATATGAGGACAGGGAGGCAAAAAAAGAGTTCGCAGCGGCCTTCGCAAAGGCCCGTAGTGAGTTTAGCCAAATTGTTGCTCGCCATGATGCCAATTTTGGAGTAGGGAAGGCGTCATTTATGCACGAAAAAATCTCAGATCTTCAGAAGGCCGTTGATCCATCATTGGGCAAGTATGGATTCTCATATAGGTGGGGACTTAATCAGGATGAAGGAACTCAAGGTGTCACATTTATCCTTTGCCACTCATCGGGCCATGAAGAAGGCACACCCCTTGAAGGGCCGCCGGATAGCACCGGAGGGAAAAATGCATACCACGCGATCGGAAGTGCAAATACCTACCTTCAGCGCTTGACTATGCGTGCTGGTCTCGGTCTGGCAGTTTCGTATGATGACGACGCAAATACGCCAACGGTATCTGACGAAAAAATTACACCAGAGCAGGAGGAAGAAATAAAAAAGCTTGTTATCGAGTCAGGGCTTGATCCAGAGAGATTCTGTAAGCAGTATCATATTAATGTGTACTCAGAGCTCCCATTGCATTGTTATGATGATGCCATAAAGCGACTCAAGGTTCACATGAGAGATAACAAAAAGCCGAAAAGTCAGGGAGATTAAGTTTGCGGCAATATACAGACGAGTATTGGGCCGCCCGCTCCGGCAAGGTGACGGCCTCCATGATCAAATTCGTCATGGCTGAAGGTAAGGGCAACAAAGAGGCGACAACTAGGCGCAACTATAAAGTATCGTTGGTTAAGGAGCGGATCACCGGAAAGCGTGATGAATTATTTATCTCCGAACATATGGAGCGCGGTACGGAGCGAGAACCAGGGGCCAGACAGGAGTATAATTATTCTTTTCGATCTGCCGAAATAGAAGAGGTTGGATTTATAGATCATCCGCTCATAGTGATGTCCGGAGCCAGCCCTGACGGTCTTGCTGATAGTGACGGGTTAATTGAAATCAAATGCCCGACTGACGCAAATCACCTTGAATACATATTTAAAGCAGAAGTCCCGAGTAAACACAAACAGCAGATGACATGGCAGATGGAATGTACTGGTCGGAAGTGGTGTGATTTCGTATCATTCAACCCTGAATTCCCCCATGGACTGAAGATATTCATTATTCGATATGAGTATGATCCTGTGTTGGCAAAAGAGATTCGTGAAGAAGTGGTGCAATTTCTTGAAGAAGTTGACATCATGGAGGAAGTACTGAGAAGGAAAATGGTAGCATGACGAAAAATCAAAAAAAGATGAGTTCTACATCGGCCAAAGTAAAAAATAAGTACAAAAATACTTGTGTCCATTGCTGTTCAGACGAGCGCCCATATCCCCTGAACGACTCTCATATACTCCAGAGAAGCGTATACCCGCAATTCAAATATCTAGTGTGCGCCCGGATACCACTCTGTCAAGACCATGACAGACAGCTTGAGTGGCTACCAGATGGCACCAGACGTCCGTTTTGGAGCAGAATGATCATGGCCTACCGGAAATCACCACGATGCAAGCAGGAGGTCAAGGAGCAGATCAGAGAGCTCGCGGGGCATATGCGGGAGTTTAAGAAGGCGCATGGAGGGTATACACTATAGGTGATTCAATTCGAAATAGGGATTACGAGCCAAGGTAGATTATAGGGGAGGAAAGAAAATGAATAAAAAAGCAGTAATTAAAAAATGGCGATTTGCAAGAAATATAGCTCTTGTTTTTTTCTCAATAATATGTTCGATAGTATTTGCTTTCCATGACGATCTCGGACAAATAAGGGAATATACAATAATATTCCCCGTGCTTTATGGTCTCGACGTTTTAGTTGGTGTTTTAAAGGGGGAACATGAAGAAAAAATTTAAATCACAATACATAAAGTATGACAAAGAGTATGATGTTAAAAAAGTGTTCTACAATGGATTTTGTAGATTGGTGATATTTGGACTCTGGTTTGGGTGGACCGAGTTGATTATATGGGTATCTAATTGCCAATGCCTTCATGTGAATCATTGGTTTTTAATGGGTATTGGGCTTGTCGTGAGTTTTGCAATACAGTTAATTTGGTTATTTTTATTAGCGTTGCTCTTTACTGGTCCATTTGGCGGGGCCCTTTCCAGCCTAATAGATAGAGCATCGGGAGTTCATGTAGGCCGCTCGTGGCCCTATCGTGGGTGGAGTCGATGGTATTACACCAGTGGAGTAGAAAAGATTTGGTAAGTCGAAATAATAATTGTAAAACTAAGGAGAGAAAATGTCTAATCCAAAAGCAACGAAACTTGAGCAGATCGCAAAAAAAATGAAGGATTTCAACCTTGAAACACTTGAGATGAAAACCTTTGTGAATGTTGAACTACCTGGGGCCGATATGGATATGGGTGAAGATTATATGGAGTTAAATCTTGAAGCCATCGACCCTGATCAAGCTAGAGCCCTAGCCTCTGTTCTGAATACATGGGCTGATTGTGTTGAGCAACATTAAATTCAAAAGTGACATGGATATACGAAATCTATTTCTTTACATGAGGGTGTGCGCTATACAATTGAAAATAATTGCTCTTAAGATTATATCTGGCATTATTATGATTTTCAACGCACTTGCCGACTTAGTGGCATATGCTCCCGTGGTAGTATATTTCAACTTTTAAACCATGAGATAAAGATATAATTTACGACATACGAAAGGAAGAACCAATCATGAGTAAACTAAAAACGGCTGGCATTAAGGGCCCATGGGGGATAGTTCAAAACGCCGCCGTATGTTCTAATCAGTTGTCTCGAAGCGCACGGCTGCTTTATGCTATTTTATGCTCTTACGCCGGATCTGATATCGATCGATCAGCATTTCCAAGTATTAACACATTGAGAGATAACATGGGAGAGTCAGGCAAGAATGAGTTTAAACCAGCATCTAAAAGTGCAGTACTAAAGTGGTTAAATGAACTCTATGAGTCAGGATTGATTCGTAAAACCAAAAAGAAAAAAGCCTCCGGTGAATATGTAAATAACACCTACATGGTTATGTATGTACTCTCTAATGACCAAGGAGAGCAGTATGCACCGAAAAATAAATTCAAAAATGAAGATTTCATTGAAGAGGGTGGTACTCTGGGGAGTACTACACAAGAGTCACATAGTACTCCCCAGAGTACCTCAAGTGGGGGGGGGTTGTACTCCCCAGAGTACCAGGGTAGTACTCCCCAGAGTACCCTAATAACACCATCTAATAACACCACAGGAGTGAATAATAATATTAATCAACCTTCGGTTGATCAAGTGGCGCTTAACACTGAAGCGATATCGAAAGCTGAAAAAAAAGAGCTTATGGATCGATACTACGAAAGTGTCACTCAAGAGTTATCCAAGAAAATTGAAGTAAACCTACCAGCAAGAGCACAAAAATATATTTACGGAACTATTCAGCGAGAAGGGATTGACAGAGTATTAATTGCTATTAGAAATTATTTAGCTGACCCTGAAAAGATATCAAAAGAATATGATGATATTGAGAAATTATTTTACAATGGATATATGATAGGTAGATATGTGGCCCGTGAACAAAATTCAAAAGTCAAACAACGGTGCTCAAAAATCATTGAGATTTACAGCGCAATTGCCCAAACCGATCATGATCCAGAAACTAGTTTTATCGTCGATGCCATTATCAATATGTCCAAAGCGGTAAACTCTCTGGAGACTGTTGGCATGGCTGTTATTGCCAGTGCTTATGATAAGTTCAACCAAGAAAAGGGCAATCTTGACATCATGAAGGTTTTAAAGTCACCACAATTAATTATTAAATATTCAGGACTATACAATCGAAATCAAGTAGATCGATCCATTAAAAAAGCCGCCAAGAAAAACACAGCACCGGATATTAGAATGATGTCAGTAAATGAAATACAGCAACACAATTGGACCCAATACCCTAGTAGTGAATTAAAGAAATATTTATCCGAAGAACAATATAGTGAATTTATCCAGAATAACTATGATATACCATGGATTGTGAATATATTAACCGAACTCAAGGAATCCGTATGAACTGCTCAGGAACAAAATTTAGAATCAATAATGTGACATATTACTGTACAGGGAATGGCGCTATGGTTACCGATCCAGATAGACCACTTAAGGCCTACCCATGTCAATGCACAGAGAGTTCAAAGATTGGTATAAGTAAAACCATATACTGGGTTCGACATATTAATCAGTTCACCAAAAAAGAATCAACAAGAGATTTATTCGAAACAGAAATAAACATGTTTCATAAATTAACAGTCAATAAATCATATTGGATCAGTGGCAATTTCGCCATGCTAATGTACCACTACATGATTAAGTATCAAAAAAATATTTTATTTGCATGGGGAAGAGAGGTTGAGTATTCCGCAAATATGATTGGTGAGCTATGTAATATGTTAAGCAATGAGAGTGCTATGGAAAATTCTGGGAATAAAATCCTATCACCATATAATTGGTTTCCGGGGAAGGAAAATATCTCAATATCTTACAGTGCTCAAGATATCCAGCCGTCTGCCATGGAGTATATTAATCAATTTGCCACATCAAGAAAATTTATTCTTGTCAGTACAAATCGAATGCTATTATCAGAATACACCAAAAAACATAACATCATCACTGATAATATTATTGAACTACATATTTAAGGAGAACATATGTCGAAAAATAAAAAACAAGCACACGAAGATAAAAAACCATCACGTCCATTGGATGTAATTAAAAAGGAGGTTGAAGCACTTGAAAATTCTCCAATATTGAAATTTATTATATTTCTATTGGTAGCCTCTGTTGTTCTTGAGATTGTTGTTATTTTACTAAGCACGAAACATGTCGCCTATGTGATTAATACATTTGACATCAGTAATGTAGGTGTTACCCATAGAACTTCCATGTGGAAACAGTGGGGAACATACGGAGCGGCCGCATTTGAACTTGCATTGGCGGTAGTTCTACTTGGAAGTATGATAGCAAAAAAATACAACATGTATACATGGAAACATACAATTGCTGTAATTATTTTCTTAAGTGTAAATTTCATCGGAAATATGTATAATGCGATTATGTTGTATCCTCACCTTAAGCCATCGGTCGATATTGTCGTACAACAGGAGGAGCAAAGTACCCTCACAGTATCAAAAGGCACTATTAACTTAAAGCCAATATCTGAGGATACACTTAAGGAGGTTGATCTAATGTACTGGTTATTAAGTATTGCATTTTTTGGCGTACTGCCGTTTATGAGCTGGGTACTAATGAGTCAGTCATATTCATTTTTACTAGCCCACGGGCTTGCCAAACAAGAACTTGAAGATAGGTATGTCGAATTAATACGTGAGCAAGAACTGGAGATGGCCAGAATTAAAAAAAGTACATCTCAACAAGATCGCAGAAGTAAAGAAAAGCAAACATTGACTTTCGGCGAGTATACACAACAGGAAACTGTTCCGGAAAAATAAATGCACGAAAACCGCCAAATAAAATACATTGAAGAGCTTTCAGATCAGTTCTTAAAGTATATTTATGCCCTGTATGTGAATGTCGTATCTGGGACCGAAGAGTCATTAACCGGTAAGAGGCGCCAGTATAACAATAATGCATTACTCAAGGCGGACATTAAGACGATTTTTGGGAAAATTAAAGGATGGAAAAATATACTCGCCAGGAAAATTCTTTTCCCGTTTCGACCGTTTAAGTTGTTAAAACTGAAGATGTCAAAGAAAAATTTGTCCGAATCAGAATGGGATGAGTTTGATAGCCAGATTATGCAGTATGTCCGTCCGTATATCGAAAGTGCCTCTGAAGAACTCTCAGTTAAGTTAATTTTTATGGCTATGCACTATTCCAATGAAGAGCTAAAGGGAAATTCCTTGGACCATAAGAGTTATTCTGAGATTGAGAAAGAAAAATTCGGCGGAAATATTCCTGATACAATTAACGATGCAACAAAACGATATAACCTCAATGACACTATGCACTCAACAATGTTGTCTGCATACGATAGGGTGGCAGCTCACGTCAAGACATCCTCAGACGATATGAGACAAGCAATCAGAACTATTGTTATCAACGGACACAAGAATAATAAAACAAAAGATCAAATCGCATCTGATCTATATTGGCAAGTTGGCGATGAACTCAAGCATCAAGATTCTGTAAACAAGCAGATGACAAACTGGCAGCGGATCGCACATACGGAGATCGCCCAAATTCACGCAGATGGAAAACTGGCAGCGCTGGACGAACACGCTAAAAATGGAATCGATGGAGAGGGGAAGCGGATTTACCAAATTTTTATCGGAGGAACATGCCCATGGTGCCTCGCTCATCAGGGGTTTATTTTATTGCAAATACCAATATCTATAGCCAAAGGGAATACAGATCTTTTGTCTGATTATGGCATTAAAGATGAATATACAAGTCATGCAATATGGCCAGGTAAAAACAATGTTGGAAGAAAGCAGTCTGAGTGGTGGGTTTGTGTGCTGGCACATCCACACAATAGAGCCAGGCTCGTCACTTTTGACCCAAGTACGCAAACGTATAACAAAGAGAAGCGGCGCATTGTTTCCAAAACGAAAAACCCATTTGAGCAGTATGTTCCAAAGAAATACTTAGATGAGCGAGACACAAAGATCGCAAGAAATGTTGCCAGACAGCAACAACAAGAAAAGGATCGCGCTCAAGGAATTTACAAAAAGGACAGTGAATACAAGGAATTTGACAAGAAGAAACAGTCGGGCAATATCGTTGAAGCAAGCGGGAAAAAGTATAAATCCGTTTCCGCTGATTCATATGGCGCAGAACTTGAAAAATGGAGAAATAATAAGTCGCTCCCGATACCGGTTTCACAGAGCCACAGAGAGCATCAGGAATTATTTAACAATTAAAACACTAAAGAACTTGACACAGTGTGTCGCATGTGTCATACATGACACATGGCAGAAGTAAGATTTAGATGTGAAAAACAAACAAAAGAAAAATTCAATAAATTATTTATTCAGTGGCAGGCTGACCATGGACAACTCAAGAGCCACAAGGACTTTATGGACCACCTGTTGAGTTTACATGAAGTAGGCGCAAATGTTCCAAGATAATCCTGACCTATGGCCGACTCCACTATCGCTTCATCCAGAGATATTCTCTGAAATAGATAAACTTGGCATTGTCCTTGAGCCACAAGCGGGTTCAGGGAATTTAGCTAAGGCCGCCAAATCTCACGGAGCAATGCGTGTCGACTGTATTGAAATTGACCCTCGCCTTCAAGAGATGTTAATCGGACAGGGGTTACGAATAATTGATGGTGACTTCCTTGGGTACGCCCCAACGACAATGTATGATACGATCCTGATGAATCCACCATTTAGAAATGGTGACAAACATCTCCTGAAGGCGATCGAGATCATGTACAATGGGCAAATTATTTGCATACTAAATGCCGAAACAATTAGAAATCCAAATACTGCAAATAGGCGACTTTTATCACAAAAGATTGAAGATCTTGGTGGTGTTATTACATACAAGAAAGACGCCTTTATCGATGCCGAGAGAAAGACATCGGTAGAAATCGCCATCATAAAAATCAAGGTTAAGAAAAATGTTGAAGATCACTTTTTCGGCGGTATGAAAAAAGCTGATACGGGTGAAGAGCCAACATTCCATGGGTCAGATATCGCTATCCCTGATTCGCAGATTGAAAATTATGTTGCCGCCTATAGTCAGGCATTGGAGATTAAAAAAGAAGCTATACTGAAAACGCAAGAGTCCGAATATTATGCCGGTATAATAGGCGCATCTTTTGAAGACAAAAATTATTATCACGGAAGGACGATCACAGAAAAAGTTCAGGATGCATTCAATGGGCAGGTTGTATCGTTGCGCGAAACGGCGTGGCGGAATATAATGAATCTGGCCGACTTCCATAAGCACTTAACGGAAAAAGTAAGAAACGATATCCAATCCCAGATGGATACCGTAAAAGACCTTGAGTTTACAGTCGAAAACATTAGGACATTTTTAATGAATTTGATCGGAGGTCGCAGGCAGATGATGAATGCATGTGTTCTTGAGGTTTTTGATAACATGACAACATTTTTCCATTGGGATAATTTTCATGAAACAAACCGCCGACATGTTGAGGGGTGGAAATCGAATGAAAGATATTTCGTGAACTGTCGTGTGGTGTTGCCGTATTTGCAAGAAGCTTCTTGGCGGGCAACCGGAGCAGTGGCCAGCCGAGACAAGTTGTGTGATATCGAAAAAGCTGTTCGTTATGTCATGGGGGAGCCGATAGCAGACGATTCCATTGAAAATGTTTTGTTTGAAAGAGAGTCGAGTGGGTATTTAAAGGCAAGAGAAATTCCATATGGACAGGCTGTTATGACGAAATATTTTAAAATCAGAATGTACAAAAAAGGCACGACTCATTTTTATTGGCGCGATAAAAAAGTGCTTGAGCGGTTCAATCTTTTCGTTGGTCGTCAGCGCCAATGGTTATCACAGGCTGATGAACAAATCCCAAAAGAGTTTTGGTTGATGTGCAATAATAACCACTGAGAAATAAAATGCCTGTAGATATATTATTCCCAATAAAAATTAATTATACAACCGAGGCTAAGGTTGAAAAAAAGATTCTAGTTCCAGAGGCTACGAAAAAGAAAATATATCAGCATGTTCAAGGTATCGGCGTTGGTGATTATTATTTCATCATAAAGAAAATGGTAAATACTCGATCTGGTCGACAGAACAGATATTTTCATGGATACTTACTTGAGGAGATCAGAAAGAAGAAAGGATTTTTATTTATTGACCAAGCCAAGGATTTAATAAAAGAACTTTTTCTTGAGATCAAATTTGAAAAAGTAAAAGCTCGTGAAGACTCATATGATTATGTTTATATTCCGAGTAAGTACTTTACGCTTGACGAGAGCATAATTAATGATGCAAAAATAGCCTTTACCGCAGGGCATAGAATGTTTTTTCCAACATCAGAACTTAAAACATCTGGCCAAGAGTTACTAAATGCAGATGTCCGAATGTGGGCATCTCTGGAACTTGGACTTTACCTGAAGTTGCCCAATGAAACAGACTAAGGAGGACACATGCACGTTGCCGAATACAAGACTGTCACATGGCATACATTTACAGAGGGATACCGAGCCCGCATCGATGGAATCCCTAAGCCAAGAAATCCATATAAACTAATCAACCCAGAGAAGCCAGAATTACGAACATTGGACTGGCAGGAGTGGGACAACGGATGGAGCTTGGCCGATAAAGACCTGACTTAATTTATAAAAGAGGAGAACAATATGATTTTGACAATTGAAATCGAAAACCGTGGAGCAATCCGCGTATTTAAAAAGGAATTAAACGGGGCAAACCTGCACGTCGCTGGGCCAACTGGAACCGGGAAGACAACTGCGATCGACACGCTGTTTCAAATTATGAAGCAACGCTCGGACCAGTCCGACTATTCAGGTGTTACTCATGGAGAGAACCGGTCAAAGGAGCGAGTAAAGTTAAAGGTTGCCGATTCGATCCTGATAGCACGGCGCATTATCAAAAAGGATAATGTAGAGATTAAGATCACAGATGAAGACCTGAAGCCAATCAAGCGGACTGATTTTGCGGCTATGATATCCGCCTTGGCAATAAATCCGCACAAAATTATGCAGATGAAGCCGACAGAGCGGACCAATACCCTCTTGAGCGCCGTGGAGCTATCGATTGATCTGAATGATACCGATAAGAAAATCCGACAAGCAGAAGAGGATCGACTTGTGAAGCACCGTGAGATCGATAACTGCAAACCCGGCGAAGAGCCGGACAAGGTTGACCAGATTAGTGTGTCGGAGCTGGTTGAGGGCAAAGAGCATCTTGAGTCCACTAATAGGGAGCGACAAGAAGCTCTTGATAATATTGCTGAGTACAATAAAAAGATTCAGGGGGCAGCAATAAGTATTGGAAAAGTTGGACTCCATCAAGTGCCAGAGCAGTATCATGATTTACTTGCAGGTGCCCATCGGTGCCACGAAAAAGTGCTCCCTATTGAAATTCCGATGGAGGATCTAGCAGAGGTCAACAGGGCAATCGCAGATGCCGACGAAACAAACGAAGATGCACAGAAGTACAAAACATGGAAAGAGAAGTTTGATGAACTCGAAAGGCTCCAAGATGAGCACACCGAAATCCAAGAGGACATCAAAGAACTCCAGAGGGTCCGCAAAGAAGCCCTTGAAAGTGCAAAATGGCCAATTCCCGGATTATCCATTATTGATGGTTTTATTTACTATAACGATGTTCTTTTGGAAAACTTGGGCGAATCAGAACAGATGTACGTATGTGCCGCTCTTGCCGTTAAAGACATCTGCAAGCACCCGATTCGAGTAGTGCGCATGGATGGTGTAGAGTCAATGAGTCCAGAGGATTTTGCCAAGCTTGTGAGCTTGTTTAATAAGCATCAGGTTCAGGTTCTATCAACCCGCGTTGCCCGAGATGACGCCGAGCCAACAGAGATCACTATTGTGAACGGGGAATATACCGACTAAAATTTAGTCTTGTGTATGCGATGGGTGATGTCATCGCATACATATAAGACAAAATTAGTCATCTTGGCCGAGGATCAACACTTGACATATGAAACAATTAACATTATCAAAAACGACCCTTGAAACAAAGGATGAGCGCGGGCATGGTACGGAATGCACTATTTCCAACAATTGGTCGTCAGACAGTTTGACGCTTGAAATTGATTATGCAGACCATTATAATTCATCAAGTGCAAGTATAGATATCGACAAAGAAAGGGCGATTGAAATTATCAACTTTCTGCAAAGGTTTTATAAAATATAGCTATAGAATTTAAGGAGATTAATATGTTTTGGAAGCAGAAAAAATACGAAGGCCCGGACCCGTGTCCAATGATTCCCAACTACATGATAAAAGCGTGGAGTTGCAAGAGTTTTTCTAGCGGCGAATGCCTAGAGAAGGGACCATTGTGTAAATATAAGAATAAATTTAAGGTGAAATTTATCAAAGAACTTATCATCACAATAACAATGTTTTTATATGAATGGAAGCTGGAAAGCAATTGTGTATGTGCATGGGATATCCCAGATCACTCTGATTCGGGATGTTCTGGTAGCTATGGTTGTTATCTATTCCACGACCTCACTTGTGGCGAACATCTTAAGTGTTATGCACCAAGGGTGCTAAAAAAGAGATGGGTCAAAAAGGAGCAAGCCATTATAGATAAATTGGCAGATGATTTATAGTCTGACAAAACTACGCATATGAAACAAAGGAGTAAAATAGTGAAGCAAAGCATGGATAAAAAAAGTTTAGGCAACAGAATGAAAGAAAATTATGAAAAAGTGTTTATGGCGCAACTGCCGTTACGTATGCCAGTCGTGTTAAGACTAGACGGGAGGGCCTTTCACACATTCACAAGAGGGTTAGCCAAGCCATACGATTTAGAATTTTGTAAGAAGATGGACAAAACGGCAAAATACTTATGCGAAAACATACAGGGTGCTGAAATGGCATATGTTCAAAGCGACGAGATTTCTATACTATTACACAACTACAAAAGATTGAATTCGGAGGCATGGTTCAATAATGAAATTCAGAAAATGGCAAGTATTTCCTCGGGGCTAGCTTCATCCTACTTCACGTTGAACGGATACGGAAAACTCGCACAATTTGATTCAAGATCATTTGTGTTGCCAGAGAATGAAGTTTGTAACTACTTTATATGGAGACAACAAGACTGGGAACGCAATTCTATACAGATGTTAGCGCAAAGTCTCTATTCACATAAGGAGTTGCACGGCAAAAATAATAACATCTTGCAAGGCATGTGTTTCGATAAAGGGGAGAACTGGAATGATCTTTCAACTTATTTGAGGAGAGGTAGAGCAGTCGTAAAAGATAGCGAAGGTGGATGGTGTGTAGATGCTGAAATTCCGAAATTTACGGCAGATAGAGCATATGTAGAAAAACTATTGAGTGTGATAGAAGAATAGCCAAACATACGATATTCGAATAGGTGGGGCATTAAAACCACCATCAAGTGTCCATCCCAGCCACCTTTTAGGTGTCGAAAGATGTGTTACGAAAAAGCGAGAAGGCATGAATAAAAAAGAACTGCACCTAGAAGATCTTACGGAAAAGGACAAAGAATACCTGTACAGTCACATTAAATTGAACAACTCGCAATTGTACAGTGATGTAGAAAATGGCTTAAAAAACGGAATGCCGCTGGGCTACATTATTGAGGCTCTCGAAGGAAGCTCTCTTCCTGATAATATAAAAAAAATATCAATAGATCTTTTAGAGTGGAAATATGATCAAATAATATCACATTCGAAACAGGCATTGTGACAAAAGGAAAATCAAATGAGCAATAAGAAGTATAAAGTGATTATAACCTGTCCAGACTGTACAGGAGTAGACTTTCAGGGATGTGGAGATGGTTATCCATGGGAGCTGGATGAAACATTCGACACTATCGAAGAAGCCAATGATGCCGGAGACGAGGCAACTGGCGACACATGGGAATATGAAGTAGTTCCCGAAGAAATCTAGAAATAAAAGAAAGTTTATGCAAACAGAATTAATCTTAAGGATATTAAAATGAAAGAAAAGATATTGCACCATCTTGGTTTTAAAACTGTAAAGTGGGCGATCGAAAACGGCTTCACGAATCACGGCAAATATTATTTCGGAATTATCCCGCAAAGGACATTGGGGGTGCGAAATGTTGATTTTGCGTAGACTTTTGTCGTCAAGCGTTTGTACGCAATTTAAACGTACATCAAACCTATTTCGGTATATATTCTATATACCGTTTGACAAGATAAGATGGAAAATCAAAAAGCTCTTTATGGGTGAACTTATTTTAGATAATGGCGTTGGTCGGCTATTAAATTTACTGATCAATGCAAAAGAACTAGAAGGCAATAGTAAAAGTCATCTTTGCTGGTGCTATTTATTAAACATTGATTTAGACAACTCAACAAAACCTGAGTTTTGGAAAAAATATAGTGAGGCGATGGAGTTACCGGATATTGCCAAATTACAAATTGAAACACATCTGAGCGGGACATATAATTATAAGAAATATTTATCGTGGTATACAAATACAAGAAGCGCCTTTGATAATCATGAACTTAAAGGATCATGGGTTAGTTTTACAAATGGTATTACCAATGGCGACCTAGATTCTTTAGGCCATGCTATGAATATGTTAGCAACACAATTTAGTGAAGAAAAAATCAAAGTTAATGACATAAAAGAGATCAAAGATAATATATTAATCTTAATTGAAGAAATAAGCGATTCAAAAATTGATCCAAAGCTGAAAAAATTCATACTGGAACAGTTGAATAACTTGCATTATTGTATACAAAATTATCATATTAATGGCATAGATTTTGTTGAAAAAACAATGAAATTATTAATCGGCTCTTTCACTTCTGGAGCACAAGAAGTCAATGATCTAAATAAAAGTGATATAGGTAAAAAATGCACTTCATTTTTTGCAGAGTGTTTTAAAAAGTTAATACCAATAACCTTTAGAACTAGTGGTGAATATTTGGTTGCAAAAATAACTATGATGTTATCTGGTGATGTTGAAATAATCGACGACATACAAGCAGAAAAAAATATTGTAGACGGCGATATTGTAGAACTAGAAATACCTAACCAACACATCGATCCATAAGTATTTCAAAGTTATCTTCATCAAACCGATGATTGTACCGAAAACAAAACTCATTCACATAAGCCTGTAGGTATTCAACCGATACATGATGAAAACTCCCAATAATACCACGCTTTAAAATCGCCCAGAAGCTCTCTACTGTATTAACATGAGTATTCCCTCTAACATATTGCCCAGAGGAATGATTTACAATTGAATGCTGATAACCATTTTTACCGAGAATCCGGTATGATCTAAACTCATCGGTGAAGATATTCGCTGACTTTGCGGCCACCTCTTCAATGATCAAGAGTAGTTGTTTTCCGGTAAGCTTTTTACTTTGCTTGTTTGGCAGAGCTACACGAGCATGAATCTTTTTGTTATCCCGGCCAAGAACACCGACAACTGGAGTTTTGCGAGTGCCGCGACCTCGCTTGTGAACTTTGCCATCACCCTTACGGGGCTTCCCGCCAACGTAAGTTTCATCTACCTCAATGATAGTTTCAAACTCTTCACGCTCTACAGTATCCCCCATTGCATTTCTAATCTCGTGCATCATGCGCCAAGCGGTCTTATATGATCCACCAATACCCCGGTGAAGTTGGCAAGCAGAGACGCCCTTCTTTGCGTTGATCATAAAGTGGAGAGCGTAAATCCATTTTCTGAGATCGATCTTTGTGTGGTGAAAGACACTTGATGTGAAGATAGAGAAAGAGTTGTTACATGCGTTACATTGGAACTTCTTTGGAGTTTTCTTTCTATGTGTGACCTGAACAGAGCCACAATGTGAGCAATAAACGCCATGTGGGTATTTGCGTTCAATGAACTCTTTAATGAAAGTCATCTCGTCAGGGTATCGGGCGAATACTTCAAAGATACCGACACCAATTGATTTCGGGTCTTTCGGCTTTTTGCCTTCCTCCTTGAGCTTTCTTTCGAGTTCGTCGTTTTCTTTCTGGCAAGCTGTTCTGTTGTCTTGATTGATCATGTGTATACAGTAACACACGGACGTGTGTTGTCAATTAAAAACACACAAAAGTGTGTTAAAAGTAGTCGTTTTACAGGAAAAATGTTACTTTTTTACTTATGGAAACGAAAACCAAAGATGAAATGCTGGATTATTTATATGAAACGCTGGAAAAAGTTAGATCCGAGAATAAATTAACCAAAAAAGAGTTTGCCGAAAAGGCCGGGTTTTCTCAGAACTGGTATCAACAAGCTTTAAAGCAGAAGCGGGATATTTCCTATACAGATGTATCCCGCATGGCTGCTCACTATAAGATTAACTTACAGATTTTTTAAGACGAATCTACTTGAGCTTACGTCGCTCTTCATCGATCCGTGCTTGTTCTCGTCGTGCTTCTGCTTCGATCTTACGTAAATCTGACTTCAATCTCTGTTCGGCTTGACGAACTTTTGATTGAACCTGACGCATTTTCGATTTAAAAGCACTAGCGTTAAAACGTGGCATGTTGTGCCCTCTAGATAAATTTCCGATTTAGACTTGACAATATTATGTCGATTATTAAACTTGGTTCCCTTTGGGGGGTCAGTTTTAGTCCTTGCGGATCGCATATCATTGAAACTTCAACTTCCAATGATATGCGCTGACATCTCTATCAGATTAAATATTAGAGATCTTATGTCGCATCTTTACCAATATCTACATTTAGTTAACAAAAGTCACCTGCCTTGTCAACTCAATGTGGATAACTTTTATCAAAAAGTTGAAGCTATATAATTTTAAGAAATTAATTGGATCTTTTATCTCACTTCAAATGTTCAGTAAACCACTCTAACGGCTTACCGTAAGCCTTAGCAAAGTCAGCCAGTTCTATGACATCGAGCCGTCTTTGCCTGTTCTCAAGCTTGGAAATATAGTCTTGACGCCAGCCTAACTTATCGGCTGCCTCTTCTTGAGTGAGATCAGCCTCTTTCCTTGCCTTGATTAGCTTTTCAATCAAGACTTTATACTCTGGACGGTGAATGGTATTGTATTTTTCCACTTTACACATTATATGCGATAATTGAATATATGCAAAATTCGCATGACTAAAGAGGTGGGCAAGTGGAAAAGTCTTTAATGTATGAAGAAGCGAGACTTGAAAAAGCTCGCATAGAGGGCGTTATAACAGGTTTGACATTAGCAATGGAACTCAGCTTTGATCCGGGGTGTATCATTAAAGCAAAAGATGAATATGAAAGCCTGTTAAACAAAGTTTTAAATGATCCTGAAAAATACCTAGCGGGTAACAATGAGTGTTAAAGTGGCTGATTACTGGATTGTAGCCGCGAAGATAAGCCCTAAAAATAAAAACACATATAGCAGGCTTTATGTAAGGCCGTACATTAAAAACTACGGACTGGACAAAGTTGTTGAATTAACAAGAAAAGAATTCATGGCTTTATTAAAAAGCGGAAAATCATTCATTTGTGCAAGATATTTCCCCGAAACAAAGACTTACGAATATAGCGGTTCTGTCTTTATGCATTATAATGATGAACAACGGAAAGCTTATCTTTGGGAAATACCGTATACGTTTACAAAAGATTACATGGAAGACTTGCCGGAAAAAGTGCCTGACGATTGGGATTAGCTTGCCGATCTTTGACATGAACCACTTTAATGAAGATAACTTTGAAATACTTATGGATCGGTGTGCTGGGGGGGGGGTAATAAGAAATATAAATATCGTTGACAATCTAAGTATGTTATTTATATTTTCTTTGATTGTGTTATGTCACAATTAATTTTTAAAAGGTTTAAGTCACACAAAAATTGTGTTGACAATATGTTTTATATGTACGATATTATTATTGATACACTATGCAAAAAAGTTGCATTATTAACACTGCTCAAATATGAGCGAATAACACTGAGCCAAAGGCTCTAAATTCTCCTAAGCCACCCTTCGGGGTGGCTTTTTAATATGCTTATGAAAAAAAGAACTGTAATTTTAATTGATGGTCAAAACCTTTTTTACTCATTAAAAAGCCTAGGGATATATGAAAAAAATATCCACTGGTCAAAATTCTTTTCTGACTTAATTAGTGAAGAAGATGAGCTTGTTAGGAGTTACTGGTTTAGACCAGAAAAGATTCATGATTCCTATTTAACACGAGATAATATTACTACCACTATAATTAAAAAACATTGCGGGAGTTATTTGGATGACTTCAAAAGAACAAAGCAGATACCAAGTCAACATGAATCGACAATAAATGAAAAAATTGAAGAAGTTGAAAGATGGATAAATGATCAAAAGCGTAAATTTTCACAAATTGCCTATAATTATGATCAAATATCTCTCAATTATGGTGACATAGAAATTGTAAAAACAGGAATGGTTAAAATTGATCCCCATAAAAAAATGTATTTATCTGAAAAAGGTGTTGATATTGCGCTAGCTGTGAAAATGATTTCATTAAGTGTTGAAAACAAAGCAGATAAAATAATATTAGTTAGTGGAGATTATGATTACTCTGAAGCGATTAAATTTGTTAAAAATAATATGACAAAATTACATATTGTAAAATTCCATAAGGGCTATCCTCCAACAAATAAAAATATGTCAAGAGATCTTTCTGTTTTAGCTGATAAAATAATTGACATTTACCAGTCTGACATTAGCGCTAAATATACTGTATAAAATCCATGTCCTTTGCGGGATAATTCCGTATTATTTTGTTCCGATATATTTAAAAGATCCAGGCAACGGTATGGAAATTGTGGAAAAGCATATCCTCCTATACCCGCTTACGGCACTCTTGTCGTGGTGTGAGAATATTTTCAACGCTATAGAGTCAGTTCTATTCGGGGAGCCGAATGGTTTCAGGTTTAAAATCGGCGATAAGCTGAAGAGTGGCAAGCAATGAGAGATAGAAAAAATGAGATTTTATGGCTAAAATAAGCAAAATTAAAATATTACTATTCGGTCTTCAGGTAGTGTGCTTCATTGTCTCTGTAGTTATGATTGCAGATATGAATTTCTTTGGGATGCCGTTCGCCATAATGTCTGCTATTCTTGCCTTTATTGTACCAAGAATCTAAGTCAAAAAATGAACAAATGGCAGGTTTCATAAAAACGCCCGCCATGGTTATTTTTTGGGGAACTTCCAAAAAATGTAATTAAAAAACCCTTTACATAACAATCGATACATTTTAATTATGTCCCATTAGTAGAGATAAGGACTCTAATAGGACATGCGAACACCAATAACAATTGCCGGGGAGCAAATTTACCCGGATGAAGAATACTACATTTCTTATGTGGGCGAACAACGGCTATCCTCCAAGGAACGCAGTGAGTATGACAAAATCATGCAATACCCTGGCGTCATGCAGCTCGAAGCGCTGTTTAAATTAAACCCCAAAAGCAACCCAAATATTGTACCTTTGAAGGGTATCAAAGTACTTCACTATATTTTTGAGCGCGACTATGTCCCTATTTTTGATTCTCATTTCAAAAATACACGCAAAATGACATTGATTAAAAAGGCCCACTATGATGCCATGGTGGATGCCAAGGAGAGTTAAGTGAAATTTCAAAATTTTTTGGACAACATGGGGAAATTCGTTCCCAAAAACGCATATTCATGGACGTCGGCTGGATTTCTACGGTTAGTAGAGATGTACAACACCGGGGCCATGCACAACCCTGACAGATACGAGGATCTGATTGTCTTCCCGGAGAATGCGAGTAGACCAAGTGTAATACCAAACCCATTTCGAGACAAAGCGGAAGATGCTGTGATAAATGCATTGAAGCATGGACATAAGATGGCCTTAGATGGGAAAACTGTCGAGGATGTGATTGCTGTCTACAAAAACAAGGGCAGCCTAACGGGGGAGCCGGCTGCTTCTGGTGCTGGCCCAGTGAAGACCACAGATGCACCCAAGTCGCAACAGAAAGGGGGGTCTAGCAAAAAAGGCTCCAAAAAGACAGGTGACCCCAAAGGGAAAAATGAGGGCAAAGAGGAAGAAGATAATAAAAACACGGACTCAGGCAATGCCAATCAGGAGGTGGAACCAAGCACGCAAGAGGTGCCAAAATTGACATATGCACTCAAAAGCGGAGAGTTGATCGAATGCACCGACGATGACCCGGCGGCCGTCACATTGACTCACTTACGGGACATCGTATCTGTCAAAGAAAAGCACTTGTCGGAATCTAGGGTGCCGTATAAACCCTCTGAGTTATGGTTATATTTATCAAAAGAAAATGAATACTTTGTCATGCTGACCACTGATCATGATGCCATAAGGTCGATTGATGTTGTCAGCGCATGTCCAATTGATAAGGTTTCGAAGCTCTTCGCGGCTTACCCATGAAAATCTCGCCAGACCAAATTGTACATGTTGTCGTAGATTACCTGTCTGGAATCGGGAGGAAAGAGCTCGCCAAGAAGTATAATGTATCAGAAAGAACAATCGGTCAACTAATTGCCTCTGAGGACTTGGTTAAGGCGAAAAAAGAAATTGCCAAAAGTTGCACAAATATTGCCGCAAAAACGACCTCTGAAAATATGGAAAAAAATGCAGCGGAAGTGTCAGGCCGGTACAATGAGGCTGTGCAACGGAACATTGAGCGACTAAGCACAATCAGCCAAGTTGCCGATGCGGCAGTTGAAAATGCCATGTATACCACCAAAGGGAAATTGAAAAAAAAACCTGACGTCAGCAAGGTTCTCCAGGTTATGGAGCTGCAACGCTTGGTGAAAAATGAATACCGAGATACAATCGCAGAGGGAAATTGGGCAAAAGTACAAACAGAATTCAGGGACGTACTCTCTCTTCATGGACTCATGGAGCGCCTCGTTAAACATGGGCCAAAGATATTCAATCATCCCGACAAAATGATCGGAAAGATAGTTGAGGTAATGTCAAAAAAAGAGCATGTTGAGGCCATGAAATACAACCGCGTTCCGTATCGAGTTGTAGATATGCTGATGGCTGTTCAGACTGATGTAGTCAAAAAATACGTGAACGAACAAGAAGATCCTGAGAAATTTGCTGAGGCCATGAAATATGTCGATGACCAAAACGCGAAAATTCAGCCTTTTATGGACAAGTAGATGTGCATAAATTCAGGAAAACAAACTACGATAGATTTATTGAGTCCAGGCAGAGGCAAAAGCACCTACTGGAGACATACAAGAACCGACTTGATTCTGACCGTCTGGAATGGATGGAAGAAAATATCTATCTGGGAGGTAAAAGACTTTCATTTGAAAGTACGGGCCCACTCGTAGAGTATGGAGAATATGATATACCGAGCAAAGTGTTTAAGCGCCCATATGTGCCGCCATATCTGAATGATAGAACAAGAGATAAGTCAGCAATAAAGTGCAGACAGGCAGAGTGGTCTGTCATGAGCACCAATGACAACCTGTATGACGGTGTTGTCCTTGATATGCATATCTCTCATGTATTCCCGTCTGCAAAAGTGGCGCAAGGGTTTTCTCTTGAAAAGATATCAACGGCGATCGAGGGGTCTCCTGGGATCAAAGAAGTGCTATCTCACTCCCAAAGAAGTAGATTCATGTTTCTTGGAGGTGGAATTTATTATATCGGGGGCGTACTGGATCGGGCAGCAGGTCGAGCCCCATCGAGAGATAAGATTCTCTTTGACGAGTATGATTCAATTCCAGAGTCAATTGTGCCCGCCCTTCTCGGGTCATTGAAGCACTCTGCCCATCAATTGGCCGTATACATTGGAACCGGAACCGTTCCTGGGTATGGGATTGACAAGAAGGTCAAAGATGGGTGTGAATGGGAATGGGAATTTAAATGCCCAAAATGCGGAGTCTCTCAGAAATTCGAGTTCCCTGAAAACATAATCAATTACTTTGATGTGACGGACTTCGATAAGGACGATCCTGCATACCAAGAGCGCATTCATAAAGCGTATATTGGGTGTAAGATATGCAAAACGTATATCGACCGAAACTCTGATCATTATGTTGAACATTCAGGATATCAAACAGAAAAACTTCACCTGAAGGATGTACGGTCATCATACTATATTAACGCAGGTATGCTGCCATGGAAAACCGGAAAGGGTGTTCTTCAGGTATACCACGCATACGAGTCTCAAGGGTATATCAGTCAGTTTTGGAATGAGGAGTGGGGCAAGGCTCATATCGCCGGAGGCTACCAGTTAACGGATGTCGAGCTTAACAACATTCAAATGCCTTATCATGCCATGGGCGTGCGCTCACATATGGTTGAGAACGTCTCTGTGGGGGTTGACTGGGGACAGCGTGAGTCATGGGTCATTATAAGCGCCCATATAACCGGGTACGACAATAAGAGGTCAATCATCGGGGCATACTTGGTCGATCATCGATTATTGTCGGACATGGGGCTATCTAACGACCCTGACAACCATGTAGATGCCGTAGCCATATTGATCGATCGATACAGGCCCGACATTTTTGTTCATGATGCCAACGGAATCGGAATACATCCACATTCAAGATTAAGAAGGATGTTTCCTGATATTGTATGGGGAGCCTTTTTTGATACACAAGAGATCAACAAGGAGAGTGAACAGTCAAAGATGGTAGAGCCAGTGTGGAGCGATACACAGCATCGAGTCACGTTCCCAAAGGTGAAGACAGTGAAGGATATCATGGGAGAGATTCGGAAAGGAAAATTAACTTTGCCAATTATGGATAACCCAGAGGTTGTAAAGAAGTTCGTTGCTCACCACAAGAATCTCATCGTACAAGGCAGGTTGAACATAGAGAAGAACCGAGAGTATCAGGTGGTTGTCAAGTCGGGCCCAGACCATTTTTTTGATGCAGATATGTACTCCAAAATAGGGTTTGACAAAATCACAGGACATGGCAGTTTGCAACATGCCGGAGTCGCTTAAAGATTTAATTGCATCATCCAGACGGCACATGGGGATAAAGACACACAAAGAGCTTATTGAGAAGCTGGAAGTGGATTCTGACATCAGACATCTGGAGCAAGTAGATCCGCGCGAAACCAAAGAGGAACGCGAAAAGCGAGAAAAGCAGCTCGGAATTATACGATAATGCCCAACAAAAAGAAAAAAAAGAATAAGAAAAATCAGCCCGCTGAACTATCATTTTCGCCTCAAGTTACCGAACTTCTCGGTGTCGGCAATGAAAAAGAAAGACGGAAAGAGGACTTATATTACAAGCACTTAAAGCTGGCTGAGAATCAACTCCTGAATTACTACGGGGTTCTAGAGCCATACGGGGCGTTCAGTGATGACTTTAAGCGCCACATTGCAGATAGAGACCCATGTACACAGCTATGCATTAACGTTCGTCGTGCTCAAGTCAGGGAGTATGCCGAGAAGGTGGCCAGCGAAGATGAGGACATACCGGGATGGTGCGTTCGCATGTCAGGGGGAGTGTCGCCATCCAAGGAAGACAAAGAAGCAATAAACAGGCTTACTGATTTCTTCACATGGAATGGAGTGAAGTATAACCCAGACTCAGACATCGATAACATATCTGACTTTATCGCAACCGTTATCGAGGAGCAGCATGTTCTTGATAAGTACGCAGTCGAGGTAAGATACACCGAGAAAACAAATACCCTGTACGATTATACATTAATGGATGCCGGCACAATCAGGCCAGTAATTCCAGAGGGGTTCCAGGGGACTAAAGAGGACATTAAGATTCCGCGTTCATATCATCTATTGCGAAGAGATCAGGCTGAAGACTTGTACGACCACAGGAAAGCTTCTATACCAAACCCAGAAGACATTCGTTACGTGCAATTTATAGATGGAGAAGTAGTGGCCGGCTTTACATCTAGAGAGCTTGTGATGCCAATCGGAAATTTCACACTCAACCACAAGAAATACGGCCAAGCAGTTAGCCCGATTGATCAATCAATCATAATGATATCATCATTCATTCGAAGCCTTAAGTTCAATGCCAATGCGTTCGATGAGATGACCATCCCTCGCATTGCACTGGCATTTAAGAAAGGGGGAACTGACCCAAAGTCAATGCGATCAATGCAGAGAGAATTTGAGGCGAATTTTCGAGGCGAACGATCGGCATATAAGATACCCCTGTTCAATGGGGATGTAGATGTGCTCGACCTATACAGTAAATCGAGAGACATGGAGTACATTGATTATCTCACCTTTTGCGCATCATACATATTCGCAATGCATGGAGTTGACCCTGCGGAGGCCGGGCTCAAGCTAGATCGGTCACAGGCTATGTTTAGCGAGAATCAAGATGCCAGGCTGAAGTTCTCTAAAAGTCGTGGGCTCAATGAGCGCCTCAAGAATATGCAAAGATTTTTCAACAAGCTTTTATGGATGGCAGGAGTCACTAAGTACGAATTTCACTTCACCGGACTTGATTCAATCGATCGTGAGGCTCGGGCCAAGCGCGACAAGGATCTCATTGAGACCAGAAAGACAATCAATGAGGTTCGGAAATCATACGGAGACCCACCGCAGCCAGGAGGGGACGTTATCGCCAACCAGTACTACCTTCAATCTCTTCAGATGGAACAGGCCAAGCAGGCGCAGGAGGCTATGGGCGAAGAAGAGGAGACTGGTCTCGATGAAAATATGATTGACGACGTGATGCAAGATGTTATGGGTGAGTTCGAAAAGGCAGATGGGAGAAGGAAATCGTTCTCACTGCTTTGATCATACAGCAAGGAGAACACCATGAAGATCATCAGGTTTGTCTTTTTAAAAATCATCAAGCTCATCATGTATACTGATCCCGCAGGAAGGCATTATTATTTTTAAGATGCAAGTCAAGGAGAACACCATGTTGAAAGCAATAATTAATTTCTTTAAAAGACTATTTTCCCGAGCACGCAAAAGTGAAGCAGTGCCCACTCCAGAGCTAAAGATAGTTCGCCCGAGAGACCCGGTAGAAAGTATTGCATCAGTATTCCGTGAGAAATTGGAGACAGGGTGCACCGGAGATATAGATGCCTTTTTCTGTGACAACATTGCCACACAGAGGATTCCAGTTCTCACCATTCATCAGGATATCATCGCTCAAGAGGCAGAGAAGCTTTTTGGAGTAGAGGTCTTGGGGGTTATACTACAGATGGGCGATAAAACTGGAGATTATGAAATCCTTAGAAGGGACTATAAATATCGTCCAGAGTTCACGAATGAGATCAACTGCCTCATGCATATGTTATCAGAACATATAGACAATATTCCCAAAGGTTACGATATCGAAACAATATCAACGGTTGCATGGATGTATTGGCGCTCCGTAAAAAATCACTTTGAAGGAAAGATGTCTAAGACAAGCGGAAATACTCACGGGGTGCCTATTGAAGAGCTCGCAGCAGTTAACCGAATAACATATGGAGAAGATTTTTTCAAGGCATTGATATCGGCACAATGCAATCAGGTTGCCGGCTTAGATATGATCAGAAAGTGCGTCACAGGTGGATCAATTGTCGGCAGTGGTTCATCGATCTTGGAGGAGCTGAGCGAAAATGCAATTCACAATTGAAGATTACATCCACATACAAAAATGCTATCATCCACACAGAGCATCAGCAAAGCAGATCAACTATATTCAGGAGCTCAGGAATGGTGCAGGAAAAGAGGAGGAACTTAGGGATGCCTTGAATATGATAGAGAGCCATGAGTGTATTAAGATTGAGATGATTCATGATCAATCATTTACAGTAGCAATGGCCGCATTTATTATTAAGCTCCTATCTGGGGGACATTAGTGATTATATCCAAGATGTTCACTGCGTACAGCCACGCCCCCAATAAATACATCGTTCATATTGGCGACAAGGTTGTGAGCCTGAATGAGATAATCTTATTGGCAAAATCATCAAATGGAGTTGTCGAAACACTTGGAACAACAACAGAAAAAAACCTTGGCAGCATAGTCCATGTATTGCATATGTGGGTAGCTGTCCCAAAAAATTCGGAACCAGCTAAATTATATTTTCAGGAGCATACCGATGGATAATGACAACATAAAAAGAATCTCGAAGATCCAAATCAAAGAGGTTGCCGACTCAATACCCAGAGTGCAGTTGAAGTACATCGACACAGAGGGCACGGAGTACGATGTTAAGACAAAGAACGTCATACCGAGTACGACACTTGTTGGCATGTACAATGAGATCGGGTTTTTATTGGCAAAGCACTCTGAACTTCCATACGCAGAAGTGGGCGTTGAGTACATTAAAATCGATTACGATGATGACGTCGGTGAAGGGTTGAGTGCCAAGATCGTGACGCGGAACTTTCGAGATATGTATATCGTGGCGAACGTCGGCCCCTTCTGGTCGGATACCGGGAACGAGAACACTCTTCTACCGGAAGACTTGGAGGTGCGACTCAGTGATCTGAAGATCGAAATCAAGCGACTCTTAAGCGGGCGTCGTGGACAAATGTCTTTATTTGATAAAGAAGAAAGTGTAAAAGAGGAGTAAACCATGAATGCTATCAAGAGATATTTTGTTATGCGAGTGAGTCAGTTGGACGTAAATAATGAACTCATTTTGCAGGCTATCCAGAAGGGTAAAATCATGCAGAAGACAATCTCCGGTGTGACAATTAAGTCCCTGCAAGATGAGTTACGCGAGACCAGGCAGTCTGAGGAGGATCGACGCAAAGACATGCACGATCGAATGCAAGATGCAATCGATGACCTAAAAGTCGAATTAGTGCTTGTGCAGGAAACCAGTAGCGCATCAATCAAGGCATCTGAGGCAGAGAAAAGGAGAACCATCGATTCATACACTGCCAAGATCAATACTTTAGAGTTGGAGAGAAAATCTTTCATCAGCATGTATCAACAAAAAGCGCAACGGCTAGATGAGCTATATGAGCAGGCAGAGGATGCATATGCATGGATCGAGGCCAACCGTAAGGTCCAAGAGAGAAGCATTGAACTTCAGCGCAAAAACGATGTCGCATTTCAGGCTGTCTCTGAGAACGCGGCCGGAGACTACTACGCAAAAATCAAAACAAAACTCAAAAAAGAGCGCCCATCACTATTGAGCGTTATTAACGACGAACAAGCGGTCGTATAAAAAGGAGACTTAATGAAAACACAAGTTTATATTACACAGATACATGAGAGTGACGATGGACTGTCAGTTGTGCCGATACCAATCAGCAATACCACGATAGTTGTTGCAGAGGCAGAACACATCAACATGAAGTTACTGCATGTATCTTATACTGACGAAGAGAAAGAAAAGCACCATGACAGTATCAGCAAGTGGACAGGGTTTCTTTTGCTTGACTCTTCGGTTGGTGTGGCCAGTCCCATTAAGACACTCTCAGATGCCTACAGGACGTATGTGTCACTATCAAAGAGATACTGGGACCATGACACATTTATTAAAAGGTCTGGTGTGAAGTTGCCCACGGGTAAAGTCAACATAGCGGAACTTACGTTCAATTTCAAAGATCAGGCAAAAGCGGCCTCCATAAAGAAGAGTGAAGCACTACAGGAAGAACAGATTGAAGAAGACATCGAAGAGCCTACCAAAGAAGAAGGGTAAAGTTCGTGTCGGGAGAGAGGCTAATTTTTTAGCTCAACTCAAAAAGGATTTTAAACTCTATTATGGAGATCGGGGGTTCTGGTATAAGATCCCCGATGTGCCAGCAATGAGAATGAATGACGCAGGAGAGTACGAGCAAGTTGCCGCTACCCGAAAAAAGCCGTTCGATGTCCATGCGCTTGCCAATGGAATGCCATATGCAATAGAGGGCAAGGCCCACGGAAACTCTCAGAGTTGGTACACAAAGACAGTTCAAGAGCACCAGATTGCCGCCCTGAAGGAATACAGAAGATCCGAAGGATTTGCATATGTTGTCTTGGTTGTGCAATACAAAAGTGGCGACCAAAAGATTAACTTTGCCGTTATACTCACAATTGAAGAGGTGCTTGCCCGGAAATCCTATACTGTCGATGAGCTGAAGTCCATGAGGACATTCAAAAGAGATTTCTTGACAGTGAATGATGGAAGTTTAAAAAAGATTTGGGATGTGTCGAAGATTTTCGATGTATCCCATGGAGGTTGAAAATGAATAATAAACAAGAGTTACCACAGTACAAATGCCATAAACAGGTTGGCGCGTTAAGGATTGCAAACATCCAGGTCAATCCAGATGGGAGTGCCCTGTTGTCACCTGAAGAGACAGGGCATCATGCATTTCGCGTAAGTGCGGAGTATGTCAATAAGCATTCGCCCATTGTTGGCGGGTACTATGTTCGATATGATGGCGGATACGAGTCCTTCTCTCCGGAGACAGCATTTGAGGCAGGGTACTCGCCCTTATAGGAGATAAGTTCTTGACGATGTATCTATATTACACATACTGAGTCGTTCAACTTCGCTGTTCTCCAGTGAAAAAAACGGCACGGCGGGCGCCGCTTCTACGGAAGATGACCCGCCCCCGAAAGGGTTGTAATATTATAAAAAGTTACTTGACAATATGGATCAATAACGTATGGTCACACAGGAGAACACGATGTCAATTAATACAATTACAGCCTACAAGACGTCTGATGGAAAGATTTTCGAAAGTCAACCTGATGCAAGAGAGCATGAGTTAGATATTGATTTTGCCGTGTGGTATAATAAAGACCCCATAGGTAAAGACGTCGATGTCACTCAAGTACGTGATTGGCTAGATGATAACCGTGAACAAATTTTGGCATACTTAAAATGATACCCGACCTGAATAACTGCACCCTGCGCACATGGGAGCCAGCAAGCAAAAGACCGTGTGCGCTATTTTTGACTTATAAATTTTATCATATAAGTCGAGCTCTTGGCGTTATTGATGGAATGCCGCTAGGAGTACCGGACCAATAGTCTGGAATTTGGCGTGATGACTGCATAGGCTTTCATTGCGCCACTTTTGGATTCATAAGAATCAACCAATGAGTTCCCAACATTTCCCGCTCAGGCTTGGCTTGGGCGGGCTTTTTTAAGAGGCTGATGATCGCGAAAGCGAAATACCAACATCAGTTAGGCCAGGAGGACACTATGAAGCGCGAGTTCCCCCCTTTTACATACAAGCAAGGGCGATAAATTTTCCGACAGGGTGCCATCGCACGAAAGACAGCGATACTGCGCCCGTGTCCCGGTAACACAGGTTGTCGGGGCGATTTGACAACGAGCAACTTTTTAAAATTGAGCGACTGGCCCGGTCGTAATAACGGGCAATTGGCCTTATGGGCAGCCGATGGTGGCGGAATAGGTAGACGCATGTAGTCAGAACAGAGAAGGAGAAGGACGTTGCTGCCCTTGCAGGAAATGGCAAGGTTCATTAGGCTTATGCCGTTGTAACAAGTAACGCAAATGATTCTCCAACTGAGCCGCAAGGTAAATTCTCATGCTGTGTGACTATACGAGTAAGCAAGACCTTTGTCAATGAGTTCAGGCAGACGAAAGGTAATAAACTCTAAGGAGATCGACCTGAATGTCTCGTCAAATCACAGCCCATCGGATTTTTTCGGGCTTATAACTCAGCGGTAGAGGGCCGGACTCATAATCCGGTAGTCGTTGGTTCGAACCCAACTGGGCCCAAAAGTCCACATCCCCGATTCCTCATTCCGTCGGATTAATCCACCGACTCATTTACCTGCGTATTTCGTCGGGGGTGTGGCAATTTTGCCCTTGTAGCTCAGATGGTAGAGCAGCGACCTTGTAAGTCGCATGTCGCAGGTTCGAATCCTGTTGAGGGCTAAGTGCCAGGGTACAAATTGTCCGTCTAACCTGGATACTGTGGACATGTGGGCACATCCGGCGATGAGTGTGTCAGAGTTGCCATTGGCAGCGCACCATGTTTTGGGTGTCTCGCTATCGAGGAACAAAACAAGCTCCACTGTGATTCATAGTCTCGCAGTGGAGCAAAGTCTTGGGCTGTGTACGGTTCACCGGTGGATATTGCAAATACAGCGACATGCGCGATGGATTGTAATTGGTCCCGGTAGTCGATTGTGAGAGTATGGGTAAACCTGAATGAGTCCCAAAGGGTAGCAATCTGGGCGAAAAAACCATGAACCCCATGGGATGACTGTGACAACAGACAGTACACTGGGGCGTTTACCGAATCGTAAATCGGGAAGCCATCGTATGATTCGCTTTGTACGATGGCGAATGCATTCTAGTTGAACGGCATATCTGTCATGTACTAGGCATTGTGACAGAAGAGAGGCAGTTTATTATTGGGACTGTGAGAGTGAATTGTGCAATCGAAGCATATGAAGCGATCGCATGAAATTTGTATACTTGGCCTCACTATTGCAATAGAAGTCCTTGCCCGTGCAGGTTAGGCACCGGAGCCCTTCCGGCGTTATGTCCTTTGGTGGCGGTGCGATAAGGGAAGCCATGCATCGATTCGTTTCGGTGCATGGCGAAAACTTGACTTAATGGCATGAGGTTTGATCACCGAAACATGAAGTTAGGGCCGCAGCCTTCGCTTGGAGCCAAGGAGGTTAGAGGGTTTACATGCGGATGCACAGAGCCAAAACGGGACGCCGTGGAGGGGAAATGGTGAACAGGAGCGATAATGACTCCGTCCGGGTTCAAGTCCCGGCTGTGCGAAGTGCCAAGAGGTACAAAGACTTTGAAAATTTAAAAGGAGCAACTATGAAATTCGGAAAAAGCGAAAAGATCGATATATTGCGAAAAAATTATCAGTACAGAGGTGATCCAGAAAAATTTGAACCCGGCGATTTGATTATACAGCGAGATGGGACGTATCTGGGGACCACCGTCCCTGGGGCGAATGAGGTATGTATACTCATTGAATACAGGGAGACAGTCAGCACAGGTAAGGGTGATCTAGTCAGGGACCAAGACATAATTCTAGGTACTGTTGATAATGAAGGTGATTTCATGATCTTCCCACATGCATCATGGAAGTTTCGCAAGGCAACCGACTCAGAAATCAATCCACCTGTAGAGTGACGGTGAAATTCTCGTACTGATTCAAGTTTCGGCGCGGGATGAAGAGGTATGAAATGCGGATTCCAACCAATGAAGCACAACATTCCTTCGGTGAACGGGAATCAGAATCGCTCTCTGTGGTGGAGAGTAGATCGTGAACGTAATAGCCGTAAAACCCCCGTTAAGCTCATGGCAAAAGCCTTCAGGTAGAGCTCCTGACCTCGTTCAGGGTGTGCCAGTTCAAATCTGGCACGGGGGAAAGGGTCAATTCATAATATTGTGAATTGTTCTCCGGTACCGCCGGACCTCCGGTGTAAAATATAGGGTAGGCATCTGAAATGATAGGATGCCGAGAACAGCTTCGGAGGGTTTCGCTCCACAAGGGTGATCACGCGCCCGCCGGGGCTTTACTTTAGGGGATGTGGTGAAACGTGAGACACGCACAGGATGCTAGATCAAGGTCTTGTGTGCTTATTGGATGCCATCTGATAAGTTGCGGGTTCGAATCCCGCCATTCTCAAAACCGGCTCAATACACCGGTCCCGATGGAAACCAGGACAGGCCCATCGGTATAGAGTTAAAGTTTATTTTTGTTTTACCGGCCCCTTCGGGGGTCGGATTTTACGGAGGTACTGTATGCCAAGATACGCCAAGATTATAAAGTATAAAATTGCCCGTGACGGATTGACGCCACTCACGCTATGCCCGTTTGATATTAGAAATGATCATTTGAGCGCTATACCATATGTTGGATGTGCCGGATGTAGTCGCGATTCACTCGTGACCACAGGGGGTCATATAGAAAAGTGTGAGCATTTCATATTGCAAGACAGGGCGCAGCAACTCGTATTATGCAAACATCCTGATGTAGGGACAAGTGTCACCATGCCCCCCCAAGAGCAACCCAAAGGGAGAACATGAACAGTACGGTATTTGATATAATCGTTATCGCTGCATCTATCATGCTTTACATATTAACCGAAGAGAGCTGGATAAACGTTCTACACGGGCTACCGTGAACACACATACTGGAAGTGACGATGAATACCGAAGAGACAGAATCACTATTAGAATCTCCCCTCACACCAATGCAGATATTAATGTATTACTCTATGTATACCCAGCATACAGATCAGGAGATCATTGATCATTTGCGGTCGGTCGGAGCTGTACAGCAACGCCGATACCATGTTAGCGCGGGACATTATGATGCATATATTCTGAACTACATTAAGGGGAGCCCAGGGTGCAGGATGTCAGACATATGCAACCAATACAATCAAGACTTTAATTGCGTTAAGACACAGGGAGTCTCCAATGCGATACGTCGAATGATTGATCAAGACTCTATTCGCTCCAACCACAAGAGATTGTACAGCGCACGAACTTTATAAAATAATGCTTGACACTTGGTGGTTCTGTGGTATTATACATATGCAAATGAAACCTTTTTATTTTCCCGCCTCGGATTTTCGAGGCGGTTTTTTTTGGAGAACATAAATGTACAAAGAAGATCAAGCCAAGAGAGCCTTTGAAGATAATGGTGATGAATCATCTCGTGAAATTGTTATTCATGTCCCGCATCCTATAGGAGTGATCGATTACGCGACATGCTCCAAGGTTCTCAGCAAAATAGCTCAAATGGTTGACGCAAGCACCCTGCGTCAAGTTGTCAATACTGATATGACCGAAAATGCAAGACGGTGGATTAATCAAGCAAGAGGGGTTCGTATCAGTGGTGACATGGTGGAGTTTTGTATATTACAGATTTCAGACCACTGTCGCTTGAATTCATTTGCAGTAGTTGACGCGAAAGATATGCGTGAGGGCATGTCCGCAGATGAATTTCTTGCCGACCCATCCTTTTCGAAAGTTGACACAGTTCCCCATTGTAAACTTGGTAAAGAAGCAGAGTATCAAAGGGCAGTCATTCATCCTGTATTGTGTATACCTATTGATGGTATAGTGGGTACTGACTCATTGAGACTTGCTGCCGCCCTTGATGAATTGCAAACACTGGGGTACACTATTCCTGACTTTGCAAAGGCAATCAATGAGGATCTGGAAAAAGTGTGGTTGGCTGTGTGTCAAAATACCAAGAAGGTGTATCTTTACGATAGGGCTTATTATGGTATTTATAGTAAAGTAATACCTCTAAATGATTTTCTCCAAGATGAGTTCTGTAAAATAGTATCCAGAGAACGTGACTCCCGTGTTTCAACGGAAAGGGTATCATGGGCAGTAGGTGAGGTTATAGAATGTGCTGAAACCTCTCGCAGTGAGTGGGAAGAATTCCATAAGGCACAACGAAAAGCATATTTCAGGTCATTTGAAGAACGCCTTCCCCCTGAGCAAGATCGTCGAGACCGAGTATACCGCAAGGCTGCGGAGATGGGATTAAGTGAGGAGTTTATCGATGAGAAATGGAATGAGTATGTACGTCACCAGTTAGTAGCCTTTCACGTTCGTTATGATACTGGCAACGCTGATCACAAACTTTTATTTGTCGAGAATCTCATACGGCAACACCAAGAAAGTCCACGTTTCAAATCCGATGTGCTCGGAGAACCATACCTGTCTTATGACAACACATCTAGGCGCCATAAATTTCTTGTCCCGAAAATGATGGATCCTAAATACAGTGAGGCCATCCGCAGTGATGACCACATGGATCATGCACGAATGTACAGTGGAATAAATGATTTCTTCGAAAAGACTTCAGATGTGTGGTGGAGTTCCATACAAAAAGCTCATGCAGTACGGTACAATGATCCAGACAGAGATGGGCAAGTGTTCGCGCCAGGCAGTATCGGCAAACTAAACCTGAAACGTGCGGCTCAAATACCGTCCAGCGCCGCCACATGGTCACGACGTGGACCTTCTCCGCTGTATGACTATATGCCTTTTCTCCGTCTATCATTATCATGTATAAAATCAAAAGCAGAAACTATCGAACCTAAGCACCTTATGAAGGGAGTCGACGACATAAAGTATCTGTCATTCCTCAAGGAATGCATGGGTGCAGCACTCGGGTTCACGGTTGCCGAACTCCAAGAAAACGGATTAATTTTAAATAAAAAGGAGAAAACCATGCAAGTATTTATGGTCAAAATGGGCATTGCTCAATATTCTAAGGGAGATGGTCCCCGCCAAATAGTGGGGATAGACAAGGCCGAGGAAAAGCGCGTACTGGCTAATTCGGTAGCCGCCGCACAAACAAAAGCCGATGTCAATGCGTATGCCCGAGAGAATAAGGTAGACATCGAGGACGTTTACGTTCAGGTTGAAGTTGAAACCTGGAATCGCGCCGTATAAGCTTTATACTAAGCAGTGGCCATGTGCTTTGGGTGCATGGGCATGTTTCAAGAGCTCAAGTAAGCTCAGTCGGTTACGCCTGCCGATGCTCCATTAAAATCTTTCACGAGGGGATAAGGCGGCCCCTCTTTTTGCAAGGAGGACAGATGAAAAACCCAATTCAATATAAGCCAGATGAGTTTATAGAGAACCTTTTTGAAAAAAGCCACTTACGCCGACTATGTGGTAGAACAAAAGAGCTGATTGTTCTGACGCCGCAGATCATCTCTATGATCTCCGGGAGTGTGTGGCATGAAATCCAAGAGATGTTTCGATATAAGTCGACAATTCCGGCATCTGCTTTCGTAATATCTATTGTGCATATATTCACAATGGGGTGTGGCTTGAAAATATTTCCCCATGTTTCATTCTTTGGCGTGATCGGGGTTTTGTTTGTTGTCGGGCATGGTATTATTGATCAGTTTATTGTAAGCCAAAAAGAGCATGAGCGAACGCAAGAAAAATATTTACGCGCAAGTCATGGCAATACCAAAGGACAAGAGAGAGCCGGTGGGTAAAGAGTTGCATGATAGACGCATGGGGCATTGCTGTGAGGACATCGGTCTTCCCGCATCACCACACCAACTAGAGGCATCGTATCGATTATGGCAAAATTCCTCATCACGGCCGCGTTCAAGCGCAGAGTTTCACTCTGGATGCAGTGGTCCACCGCGAGGAAACAATTGGGGTATTATTGACGATATTCATCTTTTATATCCAATGCTAAGATTCACCCATAAGGACGATCATCATCCAGAGACACCAAAGAAGAAATCCCCATTTCCAATATATCATTATTTCTGTGTTCATCTTAACAAGAAGACACGCCGCTGTGATATTTACGCAATTCGCCCACACCTATGTATCACCTATCCGAACCATCGAACATTCTGCATGAATCCGAAGTGTCAATGGAAAGAGGCTGTTGAATTCCGACCGGAGAACTACAAGCTCGGATATGGGGTTGTCGAGAAGATTCCACCGAGCGAGAGCGTGCAAGTAAAAGATATGGGAGACCCTGAGTGCAAATAGAGCTTAGTGTCCAAGAGTACAAGTGCCTGATGGAGTTCTTTGGGATGCTCTCTGAGGCGGTAGTTGAAGAGGCAATGGTAAGTCCTGTAACATATCATCCTTGGCCGATATTGTATGCCACCAAAGAGGCACAAGAAAAAGCAATTGAATCTGCCAAGATGGATTCCATGGAAGTCAATGCGGTAGTAGACAGACTCTATCGGCAATATTCATGTACGCACAAGGATAAAAAAGAGAGAGGTATTAACCGATGAGAAAAGAGCTAGTAAGTAATCCGGACCAGGCTCTCGTCTATATGGTAGAGTGCACCTTAGCAACAGTTGAATACATGGCAGGCTTGAAGTCTAAATCAAAGTCAGAGTATGTACGACAGCAGGGCATAGCAAGGACCGGTATTGACTGGATACGACGGTACAATCTAGGTGTTGAGCCAAGTAGCCGAGTAGCGAAAGTATGGTACAGCTTCAATGGGTCAGTGGATCAATGGGCAAGAAGCATGGAAAAGTGATATGGAAAGACTGAAGTATCGTACATGGACTCCAATGTTTGAGCAGTTTTGCATGTGGGGCATGATTGAGCCGAATGTATGGACCGGACCACCTGCTCTGGATGGCAACCATCCGGGGAATCTCTTGGAGTTGACAGACGAGGTGTGTCCATATCGCGGAACCAGATTTGATGGAGAGTCCGGAGATGAAGTCGACTTATATGTTGGCGACATAGTTAAGATGCACTATACGCACTTTGGGGGACTTACTGGGACAGTGAAAAAAGAATTTATTGGAGTGCTTGCACTTGGAAGATACGGGGTCAGAGTACAGGTCGATGGCACTGCACCCAGAGAGCTCGTGCGTTACAATGAGGAAGGTCTGATACTGCTCGGGAACCATCGAGAGCATAAGATTGAAGATTTCATTAAGGGGTAACTATGTCAAAAGAATGCGTACTAAAATCAGGCGATAAGTTCTTCCTTCGATTCAAGGATGGTAAACCCATCATGACTGGAGACTACACGTCGGCAGCCAGGTATAACAATGTGGCGTCCATGAATGATGCCATCACCATGCTTCAGGGGGTCGGTATAAATGCAATCCCGCAGCGGCTTATGTTGGGCGATGAGGCTGATCCAGAGCAGGAGATATGATGCAAGGGCTTACCAGTAAATACCGGGATAAAGTTGAGGCATTCTTCAGGTGCCGAGATGTCGATGAAATAAAAGGCATAGAGGCAAGGTGCTGCTACTGTGAGGACACACTGGGCGTTGTTGTGATAGAGTATGTAATGCGGAATAATAGGGTTTACGTTTTCCATCTTCCACACAATAGCGGCATGAAAAAGTTGATTCGTGTTGAGAGGGTTGAACCATTCGCGCCACCGCCAAAAGAGAATCAAGAACTTGGAAGTGAAATCCATGAACATAAGTGGTACATAATCCAGATACAGAGAATGTATGTGAAGCATTATTCACAGAGTGATGTGCATCTAGTTGCCGAGCGAAGCCGCGCTGTGAAATATGACGAAACGTGCGCCAGAGAAAGCGCGGATCGACTAGCGTCAATAGGGATGGCACCTAGGGTTGTAGAGGTACTGATATAATTTAACTTTACAATGTCGTTGAATAATAATAATTAAACCATGAATGCCCGACAACTATTCCAGTACAGCACTTACTCCTACACCGCCCTGAAAAAATGTCTACCAGTTCTCGGGTATGACTGCAAAGAGTACCACGACATAGACTTTGATGCAATATACAGCTTTGGAGAGAGGGGCATGGTGCCGGTCGTTAAGTTGATTGGTGACTCTGTAGTCGTAATTATCGAAGATGGTGTTGATAGTTCAAATACCCCATACCTCAAAGCTGTTTCTGGAGATACGGTTCACAAGCTATACGCCGCAGATCTAAACAATACATCCGCTATCGTTGTATCGGGAATCGCGCATAGCGGACAAAGGGATATTATTTTCGAAAGAGATAAGGTCGTTCCTTTAGGGTATGCAGAGCACATTATTGAACTACGCCACATTCTCGAAGGGTGCCATATTCCAAAATGGATGGTGCCATCCCTTCCGGTGCTGATATCATTTGGTACATCACTCAAGGACTCATCCGGAACAGAGGTGCGAGGTGAGTCGCACGGGCCCAATGTAATCATAAGAGACATCAAAGACCCGGTCACCGTACTACTCCATGAGATAGGTCATATTTATCATGACACAGTGTTGACGAGCATCGAGCACCAGAAATTATCTACACTATTTATGGGCATCGACCAAGTGTCTCCCAATGGATTATTCCGCACTAAATACGAGGCCAGTACAGAGAGGGAGTATTTCTCCACGATTTACATGTGGTATCTCAAGGGTATTATGCTGGCCGAGCAGTACCGGAATATTCTGGGTCAACTCGACCCCGCTGCGCTTTCGTTCATTGAGGATATATTCGAGAGAGTTCGTTCTTCTATGATCAATAGCTCTGTATACAATGCTATTCGCCCAAACATTGAGTCGTTTGTGTTAAATGGACGCATGGAACTCATGAAGGCCAACCGATCCTATAATATGCCAACTAAAATCATCGACCAGGTAAGGCCCACATTTGAATACAAGGAGCTTGCCAAGGCCAATAGTCTGGAGTGGATTGTCGCAACCACAGGGGCTCTCAGGGGCAAGGTGCTTGTCCTTAATGATGGATACATCGACTTTAAATACATGAAGCGCGATAAATACTATATGGTTCCACGTAAAACCTTCAGACTCACAAAGGCCGGAGGTGAGTATCGGACAATCAAAAAGAATCCATACCTTGACCTTGTTCCGATCGCCATAGGGCAATGGAATAATGAAGGGGAGAGGTTATTGCTAAAGTCGGAGTTCTACGAAGGCGCTGAAGGCGGGCGCGATACTATTGGAATAATATACGAACAATCAAAAGGGGATCTCTCCGGTGCATTACTAATGTACGAGGCATTGATCCAAGAAACTGAATGCGCACTCACTAAAGCGTCGGAAGCGACAATGGCGGAGCGTATAGGTGTTTTATTGCAGCGCCGGCGCATTGTTGAAGCAAAAAATATTTTGAATAAATTACAAAAGGAGTTAAGTAATGTCAGGAAATAAAAAACAAGAAGAGCCCATGGGCGATGAGGGCAAGGATGCGGAGTCTCAGGATGTTCCGAATCAGCCAGAGAGTGTCGATAAAGACAAGCCAGATGCATTGAGTGTAGCACAGGAGACATCGGAGAGATTTGACGCTCACACAGAGCAAATGAAAGCCTATACCGAAGTCGTTGACAAGCGCATTGAGTCCATGGAAGAACAGATTGGACACATGGCGGATGCCGATGGAGGCGTCTCTCAAGAGTCCATTGTGGAGGCCGTCAAAGAGTATCTTGATGGCACAAAGACTCCCACAGCTACGCTTTCCACTTTCGACAACTCAGAGGCAATCATCATGGAGTCAGCCACACGCATCCTGATTGAGATCGCCATCCGCACGGGCCCCGGCAATACCGCCAAAGTGGATATGTCCCCCGAGAGCATCAATCGCGCCGCCAATATGGCAAAACAACTGTACGACGCAGTACAAAGAGCGTAATCTGGAGCCGGGTTTCGGCCCGGCAACTTTACAAGGAGAACACATGAAGCAAGATAAGGTTACACCATCCACACAAGAGGAAAGTCAAAGTGTCATTATTGACCAATTGAGAATAGAGCTCGCCAAGTCGAAGGATGAACTAAGAAGATACAATTATTTTATATCTTACATACATCATTTTAGATTCCCATCACTGGCGCTATCGTTCGCGTATTTTCACTGGCGATGGCGCTCGCATCACCCAAGGCAGGAGCAGTATTTATATCCTGGATACCTTAAATTTGGAGTGATTTCAGACGCGAATGCATTATGTTCAAACGTCAAAAGCCGCGTGGATGATTCTTATGTGTGCGATGAGTGTCTCTTTGTCCACAGATGGAAGCCAGAGTCATTTATTGATCACAAAAGGATTGTTGATGGTATGTCCAAAAGAACATGGGGAAATGTGCGTCACTGCTCTGCGAGTTATTTTGGTAGAATATCTTTAGAGAACGACCCTGATATTCTGGCCACATTGTATTTAAAATTATCAGATATGGCTCACGAAGAGCTAAAGAAATATGATCCCGATGGAATGTCACTAAAGGTGGTTGCTGAACTTCTAGGAGAAAAGATTGCATGAAACTCATGCACAAAAGAGACCTAAAAGGGTTCCATAAAATACCACAGAGACTCAAGAGTAGCAGAGAGCCGAAAGGCGCATGGAGTATTGTTGTTGCAGCATTCCCAGGAACCGGGAAAACACACTTTGCAGACCAAAATGAGTACACTGCAATCGATTTGGACAGCAGTGGATTTAGTAATATAGGATTTCCAATTAATTACGTTGAGCAGATCGAAGAGAGTATCGGCAAGGCAAACTTTATACTGACCAGCACTCATGCTTCAGTCCGAACAGAGTTAACTATAAGGAAAATACCATATGCCCTTATCTATCCTGATCACCGACTACGAGACGAGTATTTATACAGATGTCACCAGCGCGGAAGTTCTCTTTCATTTTTAAGAGAGCTGTCTACAAACTGGTCAAAGTATATTCGGGAATGTGAGAAGCAAAAGGACTGTCTTCCGATATGCTTGAGCCGTGGTCAGTACCTTTCTGATGCAATTGATTGGATGACGGAGCAACCATTTATATGAAACGAAAGCGGACAGAAAAAGAAAGAAAATTTTGCCCACGGTCATGCCAGCACCTCAGTATGACCGAAGAAGAGCAGAGCCAATACAAAGTGAGTGACGACAAAAGATCTCAAAATAAACACTTATGTATGAAGTTCCAAGTTGCATATCAAACATGGATGACATATAGTCCGATCGATAGGAGCCCTATGAAAAATTGGGTATACACTCACCCTGTACTATTCCATAAGGATGCTCACCCCGAACTATACAGGTGTGAACTTTGTGACGAACCATGAACCATGAAATCGAACGACTCGTAAAAGAGATGCAGCTCAGGCTCGACTCAGTCAACCGCAATAATTATAAAGTAATTGACGAGACGTTCGGACGAGATTATCTTTCCATCGAAATACCTCTAGACATATTTAACCCTGACCGGTTCATCGAGATCGGTCAGGAACTTAAACGGCTCCATGATCAATATGTTGAACTGAGATCAGAGGAGACCAAGAGAGGGCGCGAGAGTCGGCGCAATGCTGATTTGGCGAACGAGCTTTTCCCGGAGGATTTCGGATAAGGAGAACACATGACCAGACAAATTTATCCAGAACACGAGATTATGAAAAAGCACTGTCCCGTAAAAAAGGACATTTCAGAAAAATGCGTTGGTCGCGAATGCGCACTTTGGAGTCCACCACGTAATTACGTATACGTCTCCGAGGTTACCACGAGGCTCAAATGGAGAGCTAGACGGAGACTTAAGGGCACAGAAGATGCACCAGTAGAGTCAGATTTCAACAAGCCATCAGCAGTCACGGGCGACTTTCGATTTGCATCTTTTCACGAATATCCAGCCAATTCGCGCAGGGAGCCCAGAGGAGTATGGAAAAATGTAGAGCCTGACATGCATTATGGGTACTGCTCAATGGGTCACGAAGATTTGTCATTATAGGGGATTACTATCATGCGAGATGACAACCCGAAAGTCCAAGGAAATAAACTCGACCAAGACAAGGTACACATGGAACTACTTCCACCTGAATCACTCATAGGAACTGCACAAGTGCTGACCTTTGGTGCGAAAAAATATAAAGACCGTAATTGGGAGAAGGGAATTAATTACTCCCGAGTTTATGGCGCCCTCCAAAGACATCTCAATGCATGGTTCTCAGGAGAGGAGATCGACCCTGAGTCGGGCCTGAGTCATCTGCACCATGCCGGATGCTGTATGATGTTTTTGCAAACATATCACGAACGAAAGATGACCGAGTTTGACGACCGGCCAGGGATAAACAGGACTCATAAGTCAAAGGAGAAAGTATGAATGTAGTTTTACAATGTGCAGAGGTGACACCCAAGGAGGGTGGCTCACATGTTGCCGTATTTCGCGCAAACGAGGGCGCTACGCACGGAGTGCAATGCATCACGCTACAAGTTGGTGATGAGCATGACTATAAAGTCGGCACCCCATATCATGTACAAGTTGGGGAATGGCCCACGGGAGCAGCCGGAAAGGGGCAAGACACTTCCATATCGATCGTGCTCGACACACAAGATCAGGGAGGCCAAAAATTTATTGATATACACGATTCGGATGGCAAGTCAATAAAAATTGGGAACAGAGCCGATGTGCCAGGTGGTTATTCTGAGATAAAAATTTCAGAATCAGACATTCGCAACCATTATAGCGAGTGGACAAAGGGATATCAAGGCCAAGTAAAAGAATAGGTCATGTGAAGTCGCGGACCCTATACCGCGAGTCCGCGCAATAAAAGGAGAACACAATGAAGATACTATGGATTGACACAGAGACAACAGGATTTAGCTCAACAAAGAATGCCTTGATCGAGATATCACTCATATTCGAAGAGGATGGAGTGATCACCCGGAGATATTATTCTCAGATCAAACCTTTCCCAGATGACGAGATTAAACAGGACGCAATGGATCTAAATCAGATCGATATTGAAAAGATCACAAAGGAGCCAATGACGGCCGCACAGGAGGTTATGCTGGTTCTGCTCTCATGTACTGTTGATAAAACTAAGCTTACCATGGGCGGACAAAATACTCCGTTTGATCGTAGATTTCTATTGCAATTTTTATTGAAATGTGGTTATTCAGAGAGTGGCTTCAATGAGATATTTTCTGATGAAATAATCGACACGCGCCGCAAAGCAGAGACTTTCTTTAAGGGGCGAGACGATGCCCCGGAAAACATGAAGCTCGAAACTCTGGCAAAGCATTTTGGAATCCCACTAGAGAAGGCTCACAACGCAGAGCACGATTGCCTTGCTACCATCGGAGTTCACGGGGCTCTTCTGGAAGCGCACCGAGAATCGTGAATGAAGTATCTCTGTTTACTGGTGCTGGCGGACAGATTCTTGCCTCAAGAGTTCGTGGATGGAGAACGATAGCCTATGTCGAACAAGATAAACACTGCTGCGAAGTCATTGAACAAAGAATCAAAGACGGGATTCTCGACGATTCACCAATTTTCCAGGGTGATCTTCGAAGATGGATCGAGCTCGGTTACGCCGCAAGACTTCGGGGACTGGCTGATGTCCTTACCGCCGGCTTCCCATGTCAACCCTACTCCGTTGCCGGTAAAAGGCTTGGAGAAGATGACCCTCGAAACCACTGGCCCACGGTCCTTGCCGCCATTCGCATCATTAGACCGAAAGAGGTCTATTTGGAAAACGTGCCAGGATTACTATCCGCAGGGCAAAGACTCACTGTTGTCGCTCTCGAAAAAATTCGGGAACTTAATCTTTTTGGCGCGAAAAATAACGAGTCGTTCACAGGGAGATTCATACGTCATGTCATCGAATCCATCACAGACCCATACTTTGGATCAATACTTAGAGACCTTTCCGAAAGCGGGTATAATGCAAAATGGAAAGTTGTATCGGCAGGAGAAATGGGAGGGGCGCATAAGCGAGATCGGCTCTGGATTGTGGCCTACGCCAAGGGCGGGGAAGGTAACGAATGAAGAAGAGGAGACATGGTTGCTTCGGTATCATGATGGAAAAGTGAGTACACCACCACTAGCGTTAGCTGCAAAAATGTATCCAACACCGACGGTGGCAGCATCCAAGCAGGGTCAAAATGAGAGCGATGGGCGGCGCGGACAAACACTGGTGGGCGCAGCGCGAGGTCAAATGTGGCCTACCCCGAAAGCAAATTCAAACACTGGACCATCAAATAATCCAAATCGACAAGGATCTCCAGATCTTCAGAGCGCCGTTAAGTGGCCAACACCAAAGGCAAATGACTCCAAAAAGGGCCCCAATTGTGACTCGAATAACAAAAGAAACGGGTTGCCGGCAGCCGTAAAAAAGTGGCCTACTCCGAACGTCAGAGGATTTACCAATGCAGGGTCATTGAAGCTTTTGTCTGAATCGTGCGAGAGCTGGAATGAGTTTTCAAGAATGGCATATCGTGCAGGGGACAAGAAGAAAAAGGCCACATGGCCAACACCTACAACAATGGATGCGAACGGATTTTGCGGGAAGCCGGACAAGGGAAGAACCGGCCCGAATTCGGGACGCACTCTAACCGGGAAAGTCCTAGAGGAGAACGGGCAAGGTCCACACGCAAAAAGCTTCCCAACTCCAACGAATTCAATGATGACCTGGGCGGATATAAATCAGGCGAAATATGCCGGCAATGGCGGGAAACGTCCGAAGTATAGCGATGTGAAGCTACCGACCCCAACAGCACAAGACGGGAAAAATTTTACCTTGCCACCATTCCAGAAGGAGAGGGATTCGATTCCTGGGTATTTGTTGAGAAATTTTACCGCCTCATCTCCAAGCGCCAAACAAGGAGGGCAGCTTAATCCCGACTGGGTAGAGCTCCTTATGGGGTGGCCAAAGGGGTGGACCTCTCTAGAGCCAATGAGTAAAGAGCATTTTCAACAATGGCTTGACGATATGCATTCGGGGGCAATTATTCAAAAATTTCAAGATGGATCATGGGAACATGAGACACCAAGAACGGGAACAAACATCAAAAACATAGGAGCCAGGCTTCGATCGATCGGTAACGGACAATATCCGTACAGTGAGATGGCCGGATGGGAGATATTAAGTTGATACATTATGGACAATAAAACACCAGGGCAACTCAAGTCCCTGCAAACGCAATTAAAGAAGTTGCGCAACAAAAGGGGTGAAGTGCTAACTTTACATAACGAATCGATGACGAGGATCAATGAGCAAATCATCAAGATAGAGGGACAAATACAAAATCTATCTAACGGTCAATTGATCGTATCAGAGCACGCTTTTGTGCGGTACATGGAGCGCAAATATAAAGTATCAACGGAAGATATTTACAAAGAGATCGTGTCCCCCATTGTGCAGCACGTTAAAACATTGGGAGATGGAGCATACCCCAATGGGGAAGGGTTAATTTGCATTGTGAAAAATAACGTTGTTGTTACAGTGAAGCCATCAAAAGGAAACATAGATGAAAACCAATGATAAGAAGCAGCCCAAGAAGCCGGGGCCCAAGAGGAGAGTAGAAAATTCCGTACTTATGCCGATATGGATCAGTGAGGATGCCGAGAGGTACTTTAGGGAAAAATTCAGAGAGGCGCAGAATGGCACCAAGAGAAGATTGACGATCGGGCAGTACTTTGAGGAAGAGTACATTGAGCTCCATAAGAAGTACAGTGATTTACACAAGAGATCTCGGGAGGGACAGAATAATGAAAGTAAAGGCGAGTAAAGAGGAGCGCGCGGCGTTTCGAAGGTTGATTACATTGTACCTTGCTGGCAAGCAGACTACTCTCTCCTTAGATGGGCGCATGAAGTCAAAGTTCAATACAGATACGCGGATGATTGACGATGAAGAGATATTCACAATTGTGGCATTTCAGAAAAATGGACCTGTTAAGGTTGTCAGTGAACATGGAAAGCATCACTCTGTGCCAGCACACATGGTGGACTATCTTGGAGATTTACTTAGTGTCAGATAACTCAAAAATTGAATGGTGCGACATGACATGGAATCCGGTATGGGGGTGTGGGTTCAAATGCCCGTATTGTTATGCCAGGTCAATTTCAAGAAGATTTGGGGAGAAGATGGGTGCTCCAGACTTTAGTGAGCCAACATGGATTCAAAGGAACTTTGAGAAAAAATTTCCAAGAAAACCATCGAGAATATTTGTTAATTCCATGAGTGATATTTCACACTGGAAAGACGAAATGCTCAGAAAGGTGAATGCCAGAATTCATGAGTCTCCTGAGCACACGTTTATATTCTTGAGTAAAGACCCAAGTGTATACTTTAGGCCATTTCCATGTAATGCAATTCGGGGCGTAACTGCAACAACACAAAATGAAATACAGGTATTCATTTCTTTAATTATGCGATATGCCCCATATACAGGCAGAATGTTGCTTAACATTGAGCCAATGTGTCAACCTATTGTGCTCACTAATGAAATCAATAAAACATTTGACTGGATTATAGTTGGTGCCGAAACAGGGTACAGAAAAAACAGGCCAAAGCCAGAGTCACATTGGCTCACCGGAAAAATAACAACACCTCTTTTTCTGAAGGATAATATGCGCCCACATTTTGGAGATAAAATAGTCGATAAATTTCAGCAATTTCTGTAAAATTTTACCTAAAAAAGTTCCGTAATGCAACTATGAGGTATGAAAAAGAAATTAATGATCATAGATGAATGTGCATCTATGCAGACACACTACCAAGCAGTATATGGAACGAAGTATGATATTGAATATCATATTAGCCCAGTAGACGCCATGAGGGCTCTATATGCCAGCCGTAACGCATACGATTTAATCATAACAGAGTATAGTGTATCCAACATCAGTGCGGAGCAAATATTAAAATTGGTTCGTGCAAATAATATTGTAATCCCCATTGTATTGGCAACCAGAATTCCGGGCGTTGACAAGTCTCCTTTCGGGGGATTTATTGACAAATCCAAAGGGCTTGACTCATGCGTCATCGACTTATTACTTGAAGACCCCGGAACTTCATAAAAAGTTATTGACGCATAGATTGCACTATTTATAATACAATACCTGTTCACGACAGGGCGAAGGAGAACACAATGAAGAAGAACACAATGAAGAAAGTGGTGTATGAGATCCGCATGAAGATGAAGGATCTTAAAAAATCACACGAAGAGATCATCGACACAATCAGACAGCACGGCTCAATAAAGGCCGCATGGGGGCAAGATGGAGTTGCCAGCATCCGCGTATTGTGGCATGATGAAGTGGCAGCCGTTTCCGCCGAAAGAGCACTCCATGGAAAGTTCGGCGTAGATATTTGGTAATTAACACAGGATGGCGCGACCCCGGACTTCTGGCATCCCCAGCTAGACGGGGTCGCGCCATGGCTAAAAAACGCATAATAAATTGCAAGTTTAGTGAATAGCGGTTCTTGCCCCCATCGCGGGAATATCATCTCAACCCTTTGGGCGCCAGAGTTACAGAATAAGACAGGAGAAACAATGAACACAAAAACCTATCCGATCAGAATTGAGCATTCCTTTAGTGCGACAAATGGTGTTGTTGGCATCATTCAGAAACAGTTGATAGTATACAATATTCCACTGAACAGGGCTCCGCTAAAGTTGTCAGCTATGTTGGGCGCTGTCACCAATATTCAAGTCAGTGATAGCGAAGTCACAGGGAATCTCATAACAAACAGTCAAGAGTTTATTGAGCTGTATTCTCGGCACAAGGATAAGATTCGGTTTATTATCCTCGGAGCTGTCATCCAGTATGGCGTCATAGATGCGACATATATTCGGGCAGATATTAACGTAAGCGAAATCATAAATGAGGACGAGGGATGTTGCGCCGTGTGAGGCTGTGTCCACGGGGTCTTCCTAAAAAAGGCAAATAGAATGAAAGGGAAAAATTTTTTAAAACTAAGCCCTAAAAGGAAAGAGCGAATTTACGAATACGGAAGGAGGATGGGGTGGACGTATACAAAGTTCACAAAGCATTACAGGCAACCCTCTTGGTGCAATTATCCAGATGCGATGTATGGGGCGATGGGATGCTGGTCTCTCATCGGGATGAATGGGTGTGACGCCCGGTATTTGTATAAAGAAAAATGCGCATCATGCGAATGTAGTCAGCACTGGAATGGTATTCCAGAAGCGCAAGGGAAAGTAAAATGAAGAAAAAATCAACATATCTCACAGACGACCAGGGTAACCCATCATCGACACGCCTCAATATCGCAGTATCACTCGGGGTTGTGATTATGATGTCAGTGGCTACGGTTGCGGCCGTATTCATGGACAAAGACCCGATTCCGATTGTTGGAGTTATCACCTCGCTCCTATTGTACGCCGGTGGCACAAAGGTTGGGCAGAAAAAATATGAGGCAAAGTGAATTTTAAGGATACATTATGGTTGTAACAGAATTTGAGCTTTTGGCAATGGATAAAGAGACAGGAGAGCGAGTCGTATTTCAATTTTCAGATATGTACGTTAGTGCCTTTGGTGAAATCAAAATAGAAGACATGGAAAAATCTTTAACTGTTAAGGGTGGAGCAATGCACCCGGACATACAAATAGAGCTTCATTCACTTGGTCGCGGTCGCCCGGTGGTTGCAATCAAGGATATGTCGTCGGGAAATGATTCTGTAGGCGATATGTGGCAAGAGACAAAAGTCCTTCAATCCAACCAGCCAATTGAAGACATTATGCAATGGGCATTTTCTGGAAAAGCCTATTCCGATAAACGCCTAACGATCACATTGCCTGATCCTCGCTAACGACAAGAGGTTACTTGTAAAACTGGAGATAAGAAATGGAAAAATACACACTACCTACCGGGCATTTAATCGTTGACGATTACAGCAAGGGGAAACTCGAAACTTTATCAATTGGCGATTATGGCAAAAGTAAAAATGTAAAAGCCGACTTTCTCGGGTATAGGAACGAAATCAACGGAGTGCCAAGCGGTGACATTATGCCATTGTCGGAAAAGTGGGTTATCACATTATCGACTCAATATGGGTGCCCAATGAAATGTAATTTTTGCGACGTACCGAAAATAGGTTTTAACGGTAACGCAACACCTGCTGACATGAAAAAGCAGCTAATGGCCGGAATACGGGCAAACCCTGCGGTAAATTATACAGAGAGGCTGAATATTCATTTTGCCAGAATGGGTGAGCCATTATTCAACACAGAAGACGTCTATAATTTCACTGCCTATTTTCTAGGCCGAAAAGAAAAGTTTCAATCCGAAACAGGGCTCAGGGTGGAAGTAATACACCCCGTCCTGACGTCCATGGTCCCACACTCCGCCTCCAGAATTGGTGAAAAGTTGCGAAGCTGGACGCATATGAAGAACGACAAGTTTAATGGGCAAGCTGGCCTACAGCTCTCTATAAATAGTACGAACGAAAAACAGCGCGATACAATGTTTGATGGAATGCAATTGTCTCTTGATAAACTCGGCGCTGTATGTGAGACATTGCCCATGCCACTTGGGCGTAAGTACTGCTTAAATTTTGCGTACTCTTTGGACTATGATATTGACGGAGAGATATTAAAAGAATTTTTTGACCCGGAAATGTTTATGTGCAAAATCACACCGATTCACAATAATTTATCATGCCGAGAAAGGGGCATTGGAACCATTGATGGATACAAATCATACAGCCCATACCGCGCCGCAGAGAGGTCTCTAAAAGATGCCGGATTTGATGTACTTGTCTTTGTGCCATCCATGGATGAGGAGAATGGGCTGATTACATGTGGAAATGCTATATTGAGCGGTTCAGAGATAAAGTGTTAAAGATTTCGAAGATGACTTTACGAAACTAAAGGAAAAGCAATGGAAGCAGGAAGGAATAACAAGCCATGTCTAGACTGCAAGTCGCCAACACCAATGCATCACGTTGACCCGTTCGACCTACCTCCAAGAGAGCGCCAAGAGCGCGGGGAATGTCCTTCCTGCGGATTACGCTTTGGGTTCGTAGTGGAGCTGGATATGTACGGCGATCACAATCGATATCCTGTACGAGAGGAAGAGAGTGAGGCGACACCTGTTCTATAAAAATGGTTGACGCTGTGTATACGTGTGTATAAGCTTCTATCATGAGAGAAACTCATGGAAAACTGGAGCTTATAAATGTCTGAAATAAAAAACAAAAAACCTATGTCAAATCCACACCCGATTAGATTTGACGCACAACAGCGAGGGGAGATTGAATCTATTGCACATCGCGAACACCGCTCATACCCTGATATGATCCGGGAGCTATTGCGACGCGGTGCCGAAGCGACAAACACCTTCCGTCCAGATCAAATATCCAGCATCCGCAGTATCACCCAAGCAGATGGTCAAGACTTTAACACGGTCGTGCAGGAGTTAATCGACGCCGGCCTTGTCGACAGGGAGAGCAAGAAATGAAAAGGGAACACTTAGTGAATCGCAGCATACTCCTTATGTCGGTATGGATCATGGCAGCAATATTCCCATTTGTTTTGACTGTGTCGTATATTGCAGGGATTATCAAATGATCGACTTCAATTCACTTATAGAGCTAGAGTCGGCCAATGCTGTATTACTAGAAAACTATTGCAGAGAAAATGGATTTGACCTAGTAGAGTCTTACCGGGACTTAGCTATCGCAATTTTTAATAGCAAGAATCGAGAGCGCCAAGACACCCTTAATCAATTGCAATCTTGGATATCGCACCAGCGATCATACGTGACGGAGCCACAAATTAGAGAGGCACTGCTGGCCATGCAAGAGCGAGTCAATGAAATGAAGAAGGCACCGGAGGCGAACCAGTGACAGAACTACAGGATGTGCTTGACTATTTCGATGGAGTTAATGAATTGAGTGCCGCTAAATCGATCGATCTATTCACATGGCTCACTGATTACGACACACTATTTCCAGATCGCAACATTGCAGATGATATCAGACTGTGGATCAATCGCCAACGCCACAGTGAGAAAATAGAATACACTCAGGCTAAAGTGAAATTCTTTAATCGCTATTTACTTACCGCCCATGAGGTCTATTGGGAGCTTGAGGAAAGCGACCCCTTGGGAGAGGGGATCGACAGGAATTCTCAGCCGCTATATGAAGAATATAATCTTATCTTCCACGGGAATTCATGCGAGTTTCGCGATGATCTACGGGAGTGGGTGCAGACAAAGGAGAAAAAATGAATTGGAAAGAAATACTTAGTGTAAGTGCACTAAAAATACTCGTGATGGTTATGATGTTATACTTGTGGAATATCCCATTGGCTGACAATTTTTCAGATGAGTCTCTTCAAAGGGTGAATTATTCCCTTTTCGGCTTCACCATGGGCGGGATAGTTGAATTATTCATATGGAAGAAGAAGAAAAATATCAAGATATCATGAAGCCAGAGGAGGGGGGATTGAATGATTAAAAAAACAGTTGAAATATCAAGCTTATCCGATCTTAAAAAAATGAAAGAAAGGAGCAATGAGAGCAGGGAAAGTAAGAAGCTTTTTGATGACAAAATAATTCTTGTTGACCCGAAAGCGCTCCACAAAAATCCACATCAGGATCGATGGTTTACAGACGAGTATGGTGATAAAAGAAAAAAAGAGCAGCTAGTTTCGTCCATTAAGAAGTACGGGGTAAAGACACCACTAAAAATCACAAAAAATAATATTATAATCGGAGGCCATTCTCGATGTGCGATCGCGAGGCAGCTTGAAATGTCAAAAGTGCCCTGCCAAATTGCCAGATACGACCTGGAAGAAATTGAATTAAGGATGCATCATATCGAGGATAATTATCTTCAGAGAGGTGATGAGGATAAGAAAAAGGAGGGTATGTATAAAGAATTACAAAATCTTGTCCGTAGCCAATATCCAAATTGGATGCAGATGGTTTCTGATGATAGTGTTGGCGCAGAAAAAGAATTAATAAAAATTGGAATGGATCAATCTACGGCAAGACGGATGACTAGTGCCGACAAGAGGCTTGTCTCCCGATACCGGAATGACCTCAAAAAAGAGCCAATAAACGAACATGCGGAAATTGACTTATACATTTATAAGATTAAAGTCGCATACAAAAAGATGGCGACCAAAGAGAGCAAAGAAGAGGCTTTAATAAAAATAAAATCCATACATGATGAGCTGATAAAAGTAACTTTATGAAACAATGGAGACTTTAAAATGAAAACAACCATTCCCATAGAGTACATTAAGAAGTGGAGAAATAACGATGAAATTATAGAGCACTGTCAACACATTATATCTCACTCAGAGCGATACGAAAAAGAGCGAGTATTTGAGGCAAAAACTGTAATACAGAAATTGAGCAAATGATCCGTCAAAAGATTGCATATGAAACAAGGAGAAAGAAATGTTAGAAATAAACTATAAAATGGAAGGGGTCAAATGTCTTACTTCGTGTCCATTCAAGAAAAACATTAAGGTCAACTCTGGTGCATGTCAGGGGTGCAGGCATTTTCGTGGTGATTGGCGATTGAGTGGGTTTATCAAGTGCCTTGCAAACGAGAAACAAAGGAAAATTCCATCGATAGCCGCAGCAAAGAAAATTATCAGAGAGCAGAATGAGGAGATCGGTCGCCTGGTGCAAGAAAATTCACTCTTAGAGAGGGCATCTTATGCGAGAAAACAATGGACAAGAAGGGCAAAGGAAGATGCTGGATACCCTGATTCTGTAAGTTTCGATCATGTCTGGGTAGATGCTCTTGCAGCGTTAAACAAAGTACGCTCAAAAGACCGATTATGAAACAAGAGGCAAGAAAATGGACGATATAAAATATATTAAACGACGCTTCCCGGATTCCCACAAAATATTTCTCAAGCAATTCGGAGATGAGTGGATAATTCGACAATTCAGGGAGAACAGGCAAAAACTTGCCATAATAAAAAACACCGAGGTGATCGCTCCAGATCTGAGGTATAAGCCAGGAACTTATTTTTTATTTCATCGGTGCAAAGTGTTCGCCGAAGATCATGATGGCGGCAAATGGGATGGGACGTATAAAATAATTGCGACATTTAAGTGCCCAAAGGATTACACAAGTAGTGGTCACCATACGTTTGAATTATTCAGCGATACTCAGTTCAAAGAAATCGTAAAGTGACAAAAGATAGGTTATGAAACTGGAGACAAATATGAAAACATATGAGGGAGTAATGACAATTAAATGGTATAAAAACGACAACGGTGGCGATAGGCGGCCACTGACAATTGATACACAGAACAAGGAGACACTTCGAGCTGAACTTAGTCGGATAAAAAAAGATTTTATGACGAAAGGTGAAGTGAAAGATACTCTGGATGAACGCGGAATGCGCATCACAAAAGCGGTATTGCCGTATAGCATCAATATAGAGGTTACAGAAAGACTGTGATTACTGATTTCAAAAGTGACTTTATGAAACTACAAATAGTCGTATCATACCATGATAATCGGTGGCAAGCGAGACCGAGAATCTTGACGAACCCCGAGGCGAGAAAAAGACGGGTAGATTTTAAGGCTCAACATAGGCAATTTCTAGAGTGGGATATTTGCGACGCCCCAGAAGTTTTACTGGAGCATATCCGAAAATACTCTCTTGACCACCAAGTAATTATCTTGAATAGCAAAAAGAAGAAAAACTATAAGTTCTCAGAGATCATCTTAAATACGACCTACCAAAAGTATCAAGATGACGTACCATATCTGGTCAAGGTCTGTCACTCTATCGATGGCGAGATATTCAAGGACGGAGCTCTTCTCGCTGTATTGCAGAACATCGAAGATACGAGCGATGCCAAAAACGCAGCACATACCGCATTTGATCCAATATGGAAAAACGGACATATGACGCGAAGCGAGGCATATCGGTGGCTGTCATGGAAAATGAGAACCGAAAAACTATTTTGTCACATAAGCATGTTCGACCAACAGCAGTGTCAAGAGGCTATAGCGCATTGCAAGAGGTATTTTCAAGAACTATCAGAAAATCAACTTGCAAAAGTGCCCATACGAAATTATGATTGAAATGTTAAATATCGATTGCGTGGAGTACATGCGGACCTGCGAAGATAATAAATTCGACCTGGCAATTGTTGACCCACCATATGGGATAGGGCAAAACTGGAAAAAGGACCGGGGTGCGCAACATTATAAACATAGAAATAGCTTTAACGATTCTCCGCCTGGCGATGACTACTTCAAGGAATTGTTCAGGGTATCAAAAAATCAAATAATATGGGGATGTAACTACTACTGGCAGCACTTGACACCGACAAATAATTTAATATTTTGGGACAAGGCGAGGGATGGATTGACTCAAAATGGATCTTCTGGCGAGCTGGCGTGGGTGTCATTTGGAAAGTATCCCCTATTTACCATAAGGCTTCCATGGAACGGCGCTATTGTATGCGAGAAGGTCACCAAAATTCATCCACATCAAAAGCCAGTTGAACTATACCGGAAGACATTGGACTTATTTGCGACCGATGGAGACCTGATCTTAGATACGCATTCAGGTAGTTTTTCGAGCGCAGTCGCATGTGTCGAAAAAGGCTTCTCCGGGGTATTTTGTGAGCTTGATCCTGATTACTACGGTCAGGGTAGAGGGCGAGTCAATAAGACAAGTCGCCAATATGAATTAATGAAACCAGATAAGCGCCCGACCCATGAGCAAGGAACACTTGAGGGCGGTTTCAGGGGTAATCCCATGAAGCCGGAGGGCAAACTATGAGCTTAATACTGGCAGAACTCGCGCAGATGCAAAAACTACCACTGCACGAGAAGGTGCGATTATCGATAGAAAAGATACGGACATACATTGATAATCGTGGCGATCTCTCCTATGTTGCGTTCTCTGGCGGGAAAGATTCAACAGTCTTATTGGACCTTGTCCGAAAGGTGAGCAAAACAACAACGGCCGTTTTCTGTAATACCGGTCTTGAGTTCCCAGAGATAGTGGAGTTCGCCAGAGAGCAGAGTAATGTTGTTACGATCCGCCCAAAGCTCCCATTCCAAAAAGTTCTCGAAAAATACGGATACCCCATAATCTCGAAACAGGTCTCAATGGGTATATCCCGGTATCGAAACACGAGTTGTGACATTCAAAAAGATCTTCGAAAAAACGGGGGAATCAATCCAACCAGCGGCAAAAAGCAAAGAAGATCGATACCACTCCGATATCAATATCTAATAGATGCACCATTTAAGATTTCCGAAGCGTGTTGCGATGTAATGAAAAAAGGTCCGATGAAAGCGTATGGAAGTGCGACCAAAAAGTCACCAATTATCGGGACGATGGCATCCGATAGTAGATTCCGAAAACTGTCAATAGAGAGGGCGGGATGCGTAACATATAACCACAAGTCACAAACTCTGACACCGTTGGCATTCTGGACCGAGGCTGATATTTGGGAATATATCGAAGGGGAGCGGCTGCCATATAGTTCAATTTACGATATGGGATATTCTCGAACTGGGTGTATGTTTTGTATGTTTGGAATTATGGAAGAGAAATCTGATCGGTTCAAGATGATGAAAAATACACACCCCAGACAGTACGACTACTGCATGGATAAGCTCGGGGTACGTGGCGTTCTGGAATATATTGCAATAGGTAAAACTTCGGGGGTGAACACATGAAAGTAGTTGCAAAGCGACATGCAATGGATGCCATACAATGGACAGGCAGTAACGCAGAAGAGTTATATCTTTTCACCGGCGGAAAATCCTGCCCATCTGAAGTCACAAGGAATCGACCCCATGAGGAGAGAGTTCTTGTGATACATTACATGGAAGATGTAACAATATCTTGCAAGGTTGGATGGTGGGTCATGAAGCCACCATGTATTCAGGTTGTGCCTCCTGATGTTTTCGACGAGGAGTACATGGCAATATGATAGAGTTTACACTGTTGGTTATATTGGCACTACTCGGATTTATTATGTATCAGCACGGTCAAATCAAGGAGCTAAAGCGGCAACGCGATACATATAAGGAAAAAGCGAAACCAACTAGAGTATAATATTGATTGACAAATAGACTATAATGCACAATCAAATATTATGTCCCTTCGTGATCTCACTGTATCTTTATTCAAGGAGTACACCCCGACTGGCTCGTATAGTGTTGAATTTCGCAACAGGAACAATCAAACAATAACCGAAGTATTTTTCGCGCGACCTCCGGTGCGATATGGGGTCAGAGAGTCTCAGAGGTCAGACCTACAAAAGACAATGCATGGCGGACACATCGGGGATGCCGGAAACGATTTTAAGACAATCTCCATAACGGGGGAACTGTATGAATATGGAGTCGTAAATCCGGACAACCCACTTGGTGTTTTTTTTCGCCCATCCCCCCGGAACTCTACCGGACTAGAGGAGTTCTTCAAGTTGCGGTATATGCTCATGCGGTATCGAGATTACACCATGACTCGCAAGGGCAAGTTGCTTGCTCCGAACTTCAATACACCTGCAACCAGATCGGTGAACGCCCTTCAGAAGTATGTATCCAAGCAAATAGAAAACCAGCTTGGTGCCTTGGCGGACGAAATACGAACCGTATGGCATTGTGAGGATAAGGGAGATCACTTTTTTGTTAAAATATCGGAGTTCAGTTATGATGTGTCTGCCGATAAACAATTCACCATTATATTCAATGCTACACTTGAGGCATATGAGGTGGATAATCTGTATTCCGGAAAGGTGAATACCGGCAAAATCAAAGAGCGCCCGGTCGAGGCGCTGGGTCGCGTAACAGACCAAATGAAATTTGTTGGTCAAGATAGCTTGCCAGATCAATTGGTCGCCTCTAACTCTCCAAGTGGGGTGATTGCATTATGATACCACTGGAGATTCAATCAGATCAGGAGCTATACTCTATTCATCTCAGGATACAGGGCTTGCGTGGCAAACTGCACGCCCAGCTAGAAGAGATACGGACCGGGATATATTCGTCAAAGCGCATCGCTCTCAATATTATTTCAGATCTTTTATCTACAACATCGGCTATGCGCCGATCCATTGAAAGATATGTAATACCGTCAGATCAAATGGATGATTTCATATTGGGACTTGAATCACTGGATTCATACATCAGTGATGCCCTATACACATATTATAACGACACTAAAAAGCTCGACCTCTATCTCCAGATGATACAACTACACCTAAATGAAATCTCATCATATCAAACAATCAATTTATCGGCAGTCTCTCCGAATCAATCAGAGTACACAGATGGAATCAGTGAGGACGACTTTATAACGCAAGGAGCCAGTTCTCCAACATCTGAGGCGATCACCCACTACGTTTACCATACTATCGGATCGAATGACACTCTGCAAGATATCGCAGATTATTATTATGCAGACCGAACGCGATATCGGGAAATCATGGAGGTCAATGATATTCGCCCTTCAGATTTGATCGACGGCATTGCAACGGGGAAGTCGATTAAAATACCCATGCCTCAAGGCGGGTTATCTCAGGTCGGAAATAATCGCGTACATGAAAAGCAGCCAATCAAAAATGATAGAAAGTCCATTGAAAAATTCATGTACGGTGTTGATATTCGTATGTCCAATAATAGAATTATCATTAATGGAAATTCAACTGCAAATATAACTGGAGTAGATGTGGTGGCCCAAAATATTCGCCACAGATTATCGTCCAGTAAAATCGGAATTAGCTCTGATCCAACATGGGGAATCGGGGCGATTAACCGGCTTGGCAACGTTCCATATCTTGTGTCTCTTGAAAGACATATTCAGCGTGCTGAGTCACAATGTCTTGATGATCCTAGGGTTACATCCGCATCAGCGCCGAGAGCAAGGGTGAAGGTTGCCGATGAGATACTGAAATATGAAATCGATCTGAACCTGATTGGAGCAGATGAGGTGAAGGTGAAATTATAATGGCTGAATTCTTAAAAGCATACACGAAAGAGCAACTGATCAATTTTATCATTGCGCCAATTGTCAATAAGGCTGGAATAACCGCCATGAATTCAGGCGATGCCTTCTATGAATTGATCGACTCTCTGGCGGATATACTGGAGACAATACAGGCAGATACAGTCAAGGAGGCCAAACAGCTCATAGAGATCGCGTTGTTTACCGGGATGGATTTCAATAGGAAGCCGGCGCAGCCAGCAGCAGGTCAAATTCGCGCGTACAGAATCCCTGCAATGACACTGACATACTCCGGGGCATCTGCATTTGCCCGAGTGACCAACAATGGGGCAACATTTAGCATCAACACCAGCGACGCAGGTGACAATTTTACGGTTAATGTTTCCAGCTATCCAACCATTCAGGACTTGTGTGTCTACATTGGGTCGCTTCCTTCGTATACATGCCAAGCCGTCAAGGGATCTGAAGATACAGCAGACCTATTCTATTATACAGACAAAGACATAGTTGGCAAGATTGATTATTTGAACCAGAGCGGATGTGATCTGACGCTCAATACAGATGGAGAAGTGCAAATTATTGCCCCGTTCATATTTACTGCGAATGATCATTCATGCAGGACTGAAAGTGATTATATTCTATTGGCTGGCGAGTCAAGCGTCTCTGGTATTGCATCCGAATCTCAAGAGACGGGCAATATACAAATTGGAGCCCTCGCCCTAGACACATTTAACGGCAAGGGTGTCGTCAGTGGCGCATTTCCTGGAATATTCTGGATCAACGATAATACATTTACACCGGGAACTGAAGAGGAGACAAATGAAGAACGCAAGGACCGGTGGAGAGTTCAGATTTTCGGAGCTTCAAAGCATAACAGGTTCGGCATCGAATCGGCAATATTGAACTTAGATCAAGTGCGCTCAGTAACACTACTGGAGAGCACACCGAAGAGGGGATACAATACGGTAGTGGTAGACGATGGAACCGGCACAATATCGGATACATTGCGGGCAGAAGTGCAAAAGGTTTTCGATGGTGATCCTAATGATCCCGAGAAATACCCTGGAGTAATTATACCAGGAATGACAGGCTTTATTCAGGCTCCAGATATAATTGGGGTAGATGTTAATATGACAATCTACAAAACTGACGCCAGCATAGATGATACGGAAATCATCTCATCTGTGCAGAGCGCTGTAATTCAGTACATCAATAGACTGCGCTTGGGGTATGACGTGGTAGACTCAGCACTGACAACGACAGCCACCAATGCCCATCCATCCGTATTTCGGGCAGTGCTAAACAGTGGAGCAACATCTATCGGCGAGACTGAAATTGCACGAACAAATGGAACATTCGGAACGGTCACGATAACAGTGGTCCAGACAGCGCCATGAATTTAGCAGAGATTATTAACGAGAAGCTAGAGGGAATCTACGATACGGGAGATGTAACGTATCGCGCCATTGTATCGGATGTAGATGGCATAAGCGGAGCCATCATCCAGAATCCAGCAGACATTAATCGTGGAGCATTGCATGACCTGATCGAATATTACAGGATAGCCTCTTCGTCATGGATAAGTCAAATGGACTACAATAATGCGTCCGGCCGTTATCTGGAGCATTTCAATAATCAATTATTCAAGCTACCCAGATTGGTCGGAGAGACAGAAGCGCAACAAAAAGAGCGGGTAAAATATTATGTTATTGGACCAAAAATTGGGCGAGCTGCCATCATAAATGCCATGCGCCAATTCTCATCAAGTGAGCCCAGGATAGAGGATGGAGGTTTGGATATAGCATTTGCGGACGTATCGTATGCAGATAACTACACATCATTTCAGCTTGACATGCCAGGTGACAATAGCGATGGTCATTATGTGTATCCTGCAATAACAAGCCAGGGTGCAGATTCGGGAGTATTCTTTTTTACCATATTTTTAACTGATACGAGCGAAAATGATATACCGAGATTATTGTCGTACCTACAAACGGCAGTGGCATCGGGAACAGAGTATGAGGTTGTAATAGAATGAGATTAATTAAGTCAGAAGAACGAACACAGATTGAAAGTGATCAGGTATTAACAGCAATCAGCCAAAAGCTGCTTCGCACAATTGAGGAGATACAACAAGCATCGTTTTATGATTCCGATAAGGATGCCGCTATATTGTCAGGGCTTGAAATTGCCCATGTCTCTGGAATGGATATTTCTATCTCCGGTCCAGCGGCGGTCATGCAGAACATCCCTGGGCATCTTAAGGTTGGAACCCAAGCATCATTTTCTAATCTGACTGTGCCGCCAGCAGACCCAGCGCACCCGCGTCTTGATGTAGTGGAGGCCAGAGTTAATATTGTATCCACAAAGACTGATTCGGCTCTCAGGAAAATTGTAGATCCATCTCAGAAAAAATTCACTTATGTCACTGGGGACAGAGAGTACGAAATCATTATTGATGTTCGAATAAATTCTGGAACACCTGCGCCGTCTCCAGTGGCACCATCCCCAACAGCAGGAACGAGCGCCATCTTGCAAGGCACAATTGCACACCCGCCGACTCTAGATATGACGGACGATTATATTTTAGACTTGGCCAATGGTATAGATGGAGAATTTTCGGCTGTCAATCTTCGTGGAGCTGTTACCGAGGCAACAACATTGGCTGAAATAGAGAGTGCCATCAATAACGTATTTGGCTCAATCATGTCTGTGGATGGGTCAAATCAATTCGTTATAACCGACATCGAAACAGGAGAGGAGTCGTTTTTCCAGATTCGAGAATATGTCATGGATAATCTGGACGCCAGAGAGAAGTTGTTTGGTACTCCACAGATAGCAGGATATCGAGATGAGTATACTGGAGAAAATCCGTGGTTTAAAATTGGTGAAATTCTCGTTCCGAGTGGAGTTACCGTGTTGTCACCAGTAGACATATTGCCTATTTCAGGAAAGGTGGACTGGACGGCAGATGACAACATAGAGATTGTACCGGCATACAATAATCACCGTGACTCTACCGACCTGGATCATCCGGATAAATCTATAAGATTGCGTCATTTGTCCGACGAAGTCGTTCGCTCCTTAGAGGCAAAGGATATCCGAGCTTCTGAATTGCGCTTACAGATGGATCAACAGAGTATTCAGATATTGGACTTAAAGTTGACACAGTCGTATTTATTGCAATTTCGATCTATTCAAAACAATCATATTATCGATGCGTATTTTGATTACTCCAGAGAGGGGCATTTTGACGAAGAAAACATTTTACCTGCAAAGGTTGTTACAGACAGATGGGAAGTGCGCGATGGAGATCCGCAATATAAGCCCGGAAAACTAAAGCCAAGAAGAAAATATTTCCACGGCGAATTTGTAGAAAAGATCAATATTGACACTTCTGGTTATCCATACAAGGGCGGGGAGTCATGGGATGCTGTCAATAATGTATATTGGAGAATTACAAACAATGGAGATAATCAGACCGGAATACTGTTACGGATTTCTGAACATAGGCATCGAGGAAGGGAGGCAATCACAGGGCAATGGGTCTTGTCTTCTGGAGGTGTGGGTACATTCTGGTCCGGAATAGAGGTTGTCGCGAAAAGCGATACTGATAATCACATACATGCCGTGTTGCATGGAGATAGCGCGAATGGAGGCCTCGCTAAGATAAAAATTAATCAGGACGGAACGCTATCATTGCAAAATATTCCTTCCGGTGGAACAATTCCGCACGATACAATAGTTGACGGAACAAGCACATACGCATATAGTGCTTTTCGACAAGGGCTTGCGCCTTACTGGTTTAATGATGTAGCATTGGCAAATGATACGGATTTATTGATCATAGCGTGTGATGACTCTGTTGACCCATCGCCAACAGTGCTGATACCAGTTAACGAAAGCGATGACGGAAATGGCAATTACAATAATCCAATAACGATCACCTCTAATCAGACAGGGCTTGAGAGATACATTCAGGGAAATGACATCAAGAATCGATCAATTACCATATTAATAGATACGCAAACAATTTATATCAAAATCCATGATAGCATAAGTTCCTCATATGCAATTTATGAGATGAAATTTGCAACGGATTTTTCTTCCAATCAGTTATACAGTGTGTCAGAAAAGTATCGAACCATCAGAGATACGCCATATGATGCAACTGGAAACGGAGGTATCTTTATTGACCAAACAGGTGAGCTGACTGAGGTGATATCAACCAATGGCGGTACACAAGGGCGATTCATTAATCAGGCAGCGAGAAAATTCACGGATCACCCAGAGGGAACAGGTATTGTTGGAATCAGAAAAATAAGAGACGCCTCATGGAATGATTTAGTGTCACCAAGGGGATTGCACGAGAAGGATGATGGTACACTGTACACGTTTGATTTATCTGGAGGTACAGTATATCTACATCGGCAGAAGTCCGATGGTACTGTCAATGTGTCTATAGTGACTAACATTAATGAGGGCATAGATATCACTATGGATGCGGTAAATGATAAAATATGGTTTACCGTTATTGACGTAGGAGGTAAGCGCGAATTCTATTTTGGAACATTGAGCACTATAGATACACGACTTGATACAGATGTCAACATTGTTGGCGGGGTAGATATGAACGTAGTAACGGTAACAACCAACAATCTAGATGTGATCACATGGATTGTTTATGTCGCCGAAGATGACCTTGTATACATGGTCAATGAGACCGACAATAAGCTAGATACCGTAGAGACGTCTGGCGTTGGTGCCGCATGGGTGCAAGGTGTTTTTGAACTTGGAGCCCCGATAACAGCATGGTATGGATTGACGTTTGCAAGTGGTAGATTTTATTTGATCAATCTCGATAGCGGCGACGGAGGGTCGTTTGTCGAAATGCTTAAGAAGTCAAAATTAACTGCATTAATCAAATATGTGGTTGGTTATATTAGACCAAATACTGATATATTTTCAGGTACAAATATTGGGCAAGGGTTGGATGTTACACCTGATGGAAATCTGGTGTTTATAGTAGGTAATGAGTATAGATATTGCCCAACTCAGGCCAATCAAGATGCGCAAGCGTTGAATACATTCTTCTCTTCGGAGAACATCTTGCTATCCAATAACATATCTGGAGTTACAGATATCGTAAGTCGCCATTATGAGCCAGAGGAATATACCGATAGGCACAATGTTCCTGATGATTTCATTATGCTGATATCGTATGCAGATGATGGGTATACCGTTGTTCATATGGACGAATATCTATCCGAAAAAACAGAGACAGGAAAGGATAAATTTGATCCTGCGGAATGTAGAACATGGCACGCCAAAAAGGGCGTTGATTATATGATCGAAAATAACAACACCTCAATAGTGGCAACAGATGACGATATGATATTTTCGGCCAATGACCAATTAAATGGAGTACTGTATTTTTCTGATCTTAAAACTTCCAGTAATCAAAAATTCCCAACAACTAATATTGGCCAGCGTGGAGCAAAATTCCAAGGAACATGGGGAGAGCGGAATGAGGCGAAGGGTTATGATGCATTTGACAATGAGCAGTTTGCATTAAGTCCAAATGATGGGATAGGGCGGTATATTAATAACATCGTAGTTCGCACATTTCGTTCAGATGATGCGTCAGACTATGACTTCGAAACACCGGTGACGTATGTTGCTATCTCCGGAAATGATGGCGTTAATGCATATGTGGATGTAATGATTATCGGATGGGGTGAAATTGAGGGTGGAGATCGCATCGTTCAGGATGTGGTTAAGGACGTTTTCGGTCCAACCTCTCAATATGGGTATTACGGAGCAATTGATATATCAGACAATGGAGTATTGTTTGCCGGCAAAGGGAATGCGGATTCGCTCAACAGAATAGCATACAAAAGTCTCTTCGACATAGAGTTGAATCGTGACGCCAGGTATGCGTGGAATGATATTGGTACAGCCATAATGAGCATTAAATCGTATGCATACAAGAGCTCGACAGGCTCATGGAGAAATTTTCTATACTTTGGAACATCGGACAATTCGACCACATTAGAGTATGAATATGGATGTGGGATTATCGATATCGATTCCGACAGTATAGAGTACATCGTAAAATCCTCTACTGGTGCAGTTGCAACTCACGATGGGTTCATCGATATCGACTTTAGCGATGAATTTGTTTATGCGCTATATGAGGAAAATATTACATCAGGAGTGAGGCAGAATGGGCGGCCGTATATTCTGTATAGGGACTTTTTCGATAGTGGCTCTCAGATTACAGCAACAGAAGGAGCGCCCGAGCTGCAAAGTGAGTGGACAGTGGACCAGGATATCATTCGCGCCGATGGGACAGGCTATCTGTACACTAAGCTCTATGGAACAGGGAAAAGCACAAAATCAATTTTTAGTAAAACTATAAATGGATTAATCTTGGCAAATGACTCAGGCGTGCAAATTATGCACTGGTTTTATTCGGACAATTGCACTCATGAGTCTATACAGTATGATCTAGACGCTAATCCAGTAAGGGCACACTATATTCAAACCAGAAACAAGCTGGTAAGTTTGCCAAAATACGTCCAGAAAATATCCAAAGAAGACAATGTATTACAGTGGGTTAACGGCAATACTGCCACATGGCAAGGGCTTGGTTCTGTGATTGTGTCAGCATTGGAAGTGGCGGATCCTGTACAACATGGCATGTATAAATTCAATGACGCATACCTTGTTGGACTAAAGAAATCAACTGGCGAGGCAATTGTCAATATCGTTGATTACACCTATGGATTTCTGCTAAGCGGAGGTGCCAATCCATCCGATGTAAACATATATGACCCCAATGACTCTGGGGCATTTGATTCACTCAAGGAGTTTCGGGTTGTGCACGACGGAGTTAATGTGACAAACGGAGCAGGAATGAGCCTTGTGGTGAGGGCGCGGGAATTAAACAACATAACACCTCCAATAGCTGGAGAGGTCTCTGTAGACCCTGCACGAGGGATAGCGTCAATGCCATATCCATCATCCCACATGGCCACCTCTGGATTATTGCTGCCTGCCGATAGTGTAGACAGCATACATCTATCTGAAAGCACAGCTTCGTATGTATTACAGGGCACTGGAGTCAGCTACGAACGATCAGGAGAATATTTTTTGCTCAAATGCTTAAATACTCCACCTCTCAAGTCTTCCTACATGGTGATGGCAGATCACACATTGGGCAATATATCAACTATCAGCAATTATGCAATACAACATACCGCACATTTCACTGTTAATATTACAGAAGATGCAACAGGGAATACCAATTATGCAGAGTTGAGATATTATTTTGGAAATGCGTATATCTCTGTCCGATACTACAACCCCGAAGGGAGTGGTTCGGTCAGTATATTTATAGACGGAGTATCGGTGTCTACATATTCGATTCCACTCGTTAATACAGGAGATCATAATTTTTGGATGATAGCCGATCAGAATGGAGACCTGCCGGACTCAAAAAGTATTACAGTATACATTGATGGAATAGAGAGATTGGAGTATACGGGATTGTCGTTATCTATGGATGGAGGAATCAACAAGACAGGAACATGGGCGCGAAACATTAGACGTCAAACTGGAGAACTTACAAAAACAGAAATAAAATTTAAAAATATTGTAACATGGAATCATTACTTTACTAACGATCCGACATGGTTTGCAAATGAAGATCAGCAGCATATCTTATATGGGATACCCAATGGATATAAGGTTGGTGCATTGGAGGTTGGATACCACTTCAGAAATGAATCGTCAATTGCATTCATTGATCGGGATGGAGTCACTGAGGGCAAAATGGTATGGGAGCCACCAGTTACGCCCAATATGGTTGGCATACATTTTATAAAAAATAATAATGCCGGAGGGTGTAAAATAACAATAGAAAATAAAACATTGGCTACAACTTTGCCAAAATGGGATGCTCAGGAGTTCAACTGGTATTCTCTAGAGGAGGAGGATTATGATCAATGGATTAATCTTGACATAGATTATTTATACAAAATAGAGGTGGAGCACTCTGGAGTTGATAACCTAGGGGCAAACGATCGACTATACATACAACAGCCGTACTATAAGTTCAACATGGATAATGGAAATATTCGTCCGCACATTGTTGCCATATTGAATGACGCCCGATTGAATGCATATTTATTGAAAAATAAGGATACAATAGAGCCATCCAATATTGCCACCTTTATTGCGTCCAGTGTTGATGAGCTCTTTATCCTACAAGATACTCATCAGGTATATGATATCGTAAGCGTTAGGGTGGCATATGATTCCACGGAATTATTGTATGATAAATTTGACCCAGAGATTACATACGGATCAAATGCTCCAGACTATAATGATAATCTGACAAATGGGGATCATGAAATAACCGTAAAATTCACGGGAGGACCACCTGTACCTGACGGACTAACGGGAACGGTTGATATTACATACATTACAGCATTTGATTCTATAGTTGTGCAACATACAACAGAACTGGCTAAGTATAATAATATTGCCGACAGGCGCCAGCCTCCAGAAATGGCAGACAATGGACTAGAGTTGGAGTATTAGGATGCATCGATCAATAAAATTAGTAGAACTTTATAACCAAGTGAAATCTTCTCTCAATAACCCGAGCCCCATGGAGGAGCTAATGATGGAGGTGGCCAGGCAGACTATAGCATCATGCAAAGAGTCGGAATATAAGAAAATGGAATCAGAGCGCAAGGTGCGTAAGAAGAAGAAGGAATGAAAATGTTGGCATATTTTGCACAAGAGGCCATCAAGGCACTTGTGGGCATTGGCTCTAAGGCGTGCCTTCATAGGGCAAAGCATGGATTCGGCGAGAAAACAATTGCAAAAGAAAAAAACATCCGAGAAAAATTGATTGAGACTCGGGTCAAATATGGTGCCGCCAGGGCGTGGCTTGCGCGATTTCACAATGGCGGAAAGTATGCCGATGGCGACCATAGGGAATATTATTCAATCAATGATATTGTGGTGGACAGCGGAGTGTCCCGACCGATCGGAGAGCCGCATTATTATTCCAATATACCGATTCAGCTCGCGTATGAATTATTGAATCCACTGTTCGAGAAAAATGAACTATTAATGAATCCCGATGAGTTCACAAGCGGCGGATACTGGTATAATATGCTCACTATAAATCAGGTTGAGCATATTATGGTGGTTCTGGTTAGAGACACATCGAGGCGATATGGATTCATGGGGATTACATGGACAACCTTGAAGCCGCTACATGGAGAGCCCGATATGGAGTTTGCCCGGAATATCGCAACCGAACTTAGTGTAATGCTAAGGAAATAATTGTTGGCAGAATGGGCGCATTAACAATAGAACTGATTGCAGACAGAAGCAGCAGTGGCCCAGTAATTGGAATCAAAAAAAAAGTTGCGAGGAAGGTAAAAAATAACGCTTTTTAGTTGACAGTACCAGTCCTGTATTGTATATTGAATCCATCAAAACGGAATGAGGTAAAAAACAATGGAGCAATTCACAGCAGCTCAC